GCGTGTAACCGTTCAGCGCGACATTGTAGATGTGGCTATTCTTGAGATCCGAGAAAATGTTGGCGTAGGAAAACCACGGGATGGCCGTGCCATCGACTACATTCCCGATGTTGGTTTCCGTGATGTTGCCGATGACGGCGCCATCAATGACCTGAAAATTCGTGGCGGCGCTCGTGTCCAGCACCTTGACATTCGTCACACGCCCGCGTTGGCCTGCGGCGTAGGAGACGCCAAAGCTCATGCAGTTGCGGACTGTGATGCCCTCGATGCGCACATCGTCAACTGCCTCAGCAACGACGCAGTCCCACTCGGACGACATCACATAGAGGCCGTTCGACTGCTGCGACTTCGGCAGGGCCAGATAGCTCGAGACGAGCGCCGCTCGGTTGCCGTCGATGGTGCCTGATCCGGTCAGCGTCGAACCGGACGCCGGACCCTTGAAGTGGATGAGGCCCCGTATCTGAACGCCGGCTGCGAAGCCTGCGGTCTGAACGATCGTCGCACCAGCATCGAGAACGATGTTGATCGGGCATGTCGAAGCGAGCAGTTCGCTCTTGATGCCGTATCGACCGGGCGGGAACTGGAAAGTTGGGACCGGCAGTCCCGGCATGCAGGCATTGAACGCCGCGTTGAGCGTAGACGCGAGATCAAGCGTGGCGTTTCCAGACCGAACATCCGCAATCTGCGCCGCGGTCAGTCGGGTCAGAACCGAGGTGATGACGCCGCTACTGAGTGCGGCCCCCCCGACGCTCATTCCATCCACAGCGCCAGTTGAGCCAAGCCCCTGAAGCTGGATCTTGTACGGCTGAGAGGTGAACTGGCCGTTCTGAGGGTCTACCGTGCCGAGGGTGGGGCCGTTCGGAACGCGGATGCGCCCGTCGGGACCGAGCTGCGGCACGGCACCATTCAGTGTGTTGAGCCGCCGATAGAGGTCGGTGTCGTTGTTATTCAGCTTGTTGAAGGCCGTGTAGGGGGTGTCCCCCTGACCAGAGTTCGGCGTACCAGTGATGACCTTCTGCTGCTGGGCGAGCGCGGGCGTGACAAGGCACAGCGCCGCCAGCAGCGTGCGGAAGACGAGGTGCATCAGAACCGCTCTCAGTTGAAGGTCGGCCAGGAGATGGCGTCGCAAGCCGACTGCGCATCGGCCGCATTCCCTGCAGCCTGGATCGCGGCCTTGCCGCCGAGCCGGGCCCCGCGGATGGCCGCCCCAGCCGTCAGAAACGCTTCGTAGGCGGCTTTGACCGAGCGGGCGACGCCCAGCACGTCCTTCGCGGCTTTGCCCGTCTGCGGGTCCGTGTCGATGCCGACCGTAGCGGCCAGCATCGGGTAGTCGGTATCCTTGACCGTTCCGGTCGCGGCCAACGCTGCCTGAGCCTGCGCGTAGGCCTCTTGGTACTCCATAGCCTGTCCTGACCCTGGGGTGATCAGCGTCAGGCGCACCTCTTCGGCCTTGGCATCAACGCGCGCCTTGAGCTGCGCCTTGAGGTCGTCCAGCGACAGCATCAGGCCGTAGGGAGCCAGCACCGCGCGCATCTCGGCGTCGCTGACCTTGCCGCTCGCATCGCGCGGCCATGCGGTCGGCTTAGTGCCGTCCGCGATAAAGGCCTTGTAGTCGGTGTCATCGGTCGAGACGATGGTCTGCCGCGCACTCGCGTAGACGCGCTTGCCGGCATCGTCGAGCCAGTACCAGTTGAGCGGAGTGTAATTCTTCATCATACGACGCTCACATGTAGAAGCCGGGGGCATTTACGATGCCGCCCAGTGACCCGGGGAAGAAGTTCGTTCCGGCGCCGTTGACGATGATCGCGCCCGAGGAGGTCGAATACTTCGACCCAACGGCCGTGCCGGAATAGGCGGCGCCGCCCGCGTAGACGAGGCCGTAGAACGCGGAGACCGCGAACGCGAGCGAGAACGTTGGGTTTCCGATGAGCGAAACCGAGGTGCTAGTCGTGACGATGCCGAGGTTTTGCGCGTCAAGGTGCGCCTGGGCTCCGCCGGAGATGACGTAGGGCGAGCCATCGTTCGAGATCTGCCCGCCCTGGGCGAACAGATGAGCGACAGCGCAAGTCCCGAAATTTATGTCCGCGCCGAACACGAGGATCCCGCCCGGCGTGGCGTAGAGCCCTGCGCCCTGGCCCGCGCCCACACCCGTCGCGTTCAGCGTGAAGCCCGAGACCGAGTAGATCGCTCCGCTCTGGGCGTTGAAGCACGAGGCGTTCGTCACGGAGATCGATGTCGTAGCCGAGCCGGCGCCCTTGAAGAGAACGCTGCTCGGGTTCTGCGAGCCCACGATAGGCCCCTGCGCGAGCACGCCGCTCATGTAGGCGCCGCCCGCGCAGTGGACCGTCACCTTGATGCCAGTGATGTCGTAGTTGCGCTGGATCGTATCCCAGGCCTTCTGCGGCGTCGCCCAAGCGGTCTGCGGCGTCAGCCCGTCGCCCGTGGAGTCGGAACCCGAGGGCGAGACATAGAGGTCCGTATTCGCGGTCGGCCGCTCGCGGATCGTGCCGGGCGGAGGGACCTGAGTGGCGATCTGCGCGTTCAGGGCCTTGATGAAGTTGGCTTCTAGCGTCGCGACGCTCTGGCTGTCGTTGGCATCGACGTTCGCCAGATCCACGATGAACTGGCCGATGACGGCCGAGATGACCGACGACTGCTTCCAAGCCTTGTTGGCCTGAATGGATGGCACCTCGCCGCGCTGGAAGCCCTGAGGGAGGACATCAGCGGTTGACCATGCGGCATCGTTCAGCGTGTTGGCGCCGACGCCCGTTGCGAAGGGGAAGAAGCCGTTGGTGCCGCTCATGAGACGGTCCTTGTGGCGCAGGCGCGTGGCCGCAGCGCCGGGAGAGCGCCGCGTTCGCGATGCGGGATGGGTCGAGGGTTAGGAGGCGAGAGAAGCCGCGACCGTGGCGGGATCCGCGCCCCAAGCGCCGATGTCGAAGCCACCGATCTGATCGTTGTTCATGTCGAAGCCGAAGATCGGGGCCTGATCCACGGTGGCGACGGAGACGCGCACGTCGGCGCCCATTCCCTTCACGGGCAGGAGATCATTGGCGAGGATGTAGAGGTCCGTCCGGGTCGGGAGCTTGCCTGCGATACAGAGGCTGTAGGAGATGCCCATCCGCTTCGGTGTCGGCGGGTACTCGCCCGGCTCCAGCCACCTCCCCTCGTCGAAACCAGCGCCTGGAACGTCGAAGGAGAAGATCGCATCGCCTGGATATGGGATGACCGCCCGGGCATTGTCGTTGATGAACACCAGTGTGGCCGGGTCGAAAAGGTACGCGCGGACGATCTGCACCGCCATGGCGGCCGTGCCGTCCCAACGGTTTGCGAGGATCTTGGCGTACAGAAGCGGGCGGTAGAGGTTGTCCGGCAGGGAGGAGATGTCGTTGGCGGCATCGTAGTTCGTGCGCCAGTAGCCCTCGTCGAACCCACGGCCGGCGATATCGAAGGCAAACGTCGTGTCCGGGATCGGGATCGGGACGTAGCGGTCGCGACCGATCCATTGCCCATCAATGTCAAGCTGCGCGCCGACCGCCTCATCGACATCGAAAGCCTGCGGTAGGCCGGCAACGAAGGCCTGCGCATCCGCGTATGGCTGCACGCCCACCCGCACGGTCGCCTGGAACCGCGCCTTCGCTGGGTTGGCTTGCCACGGCGTGATGAGCGCCATGTAGTCGTCAGCAGCCGGCGTGGCCTTCGCAACCAGCGCGAAGGGATCATAGTCCGCGGTGGGGTAGCCGCCGTCAATCGTGACGGTGGTTGAGTCCGCGCTGACGTTGTAGACGGCCATGTCAGTTAGCCAGAGGGAGCACGGTCACGGCGATGCTGGCCGGCGAACACAGGGCGGCCTCATAGAAGCCGATCGGCACGTCAACGGCACTCGGCAGCGCGCCATCCCGAGCCTGCGCGAACGAGACGATCTTGAACGTCTTGGATCCCAGCCCGTCGTAGTTCTTGGCGGCGGCGAAGGCCTGATCCAGCTCGACATCTTCCCCGATCGCCAGCCCGTTCACGAAATCGGCGAGCGCGGCCTTCCAGATGCCCTCAATTGAGGCCGTGTAGCCCCCGAGGTTGCGAACCGTGACCGCGTAGGTGATCGGCACCTGCGTGAGATAGAAGAACGCCACGTCCTGCGGGATGGATGAGGCATCGATTGGCTGCACGGTCTGCACCGTCGTGCCGAAGGTCGAGACGCCCGGCCCTTTCTTCAATTCGATGATCTGGGCGATGGTGGCGGCATCACCCCCATCAACCACCACCGCGATGGTGTGCCCAGGGATGCCGTTCCGGTCCCGTGTGCTCAGGCCGTTGTCGTAGACCTGAAGCCGATTGACGTTGTCGATGGCAGCCAAGGCGCCCTTGAGACCATCGGTGAGCCGGAGCGACGGGAGAGCCGTCGACATCGCCTGCCTCTGACGCAGGGCGCTGTCGCTCTCCACTGGAGCGCCGACTGATGCGGCGGCGGTGTTGGTGACGGATTGCCATCCGCGCGTGATGGTGGCGATAGAGCCCTTGCCGTTGGCGGTGTCGATCGCGCCCGCGGAAAGCTGCACCGCTCCGATGGTCTGGCACGTCGCCGTGACGGTGACCTGCCCCACATCAGGGATCAGAACCACAGGCGGCAACGCCCACTGGTTGCCGGCCGCGTCGGTGACGAACCCGCCATCGATCTCAATCCCGGCTTGGCCGACGATGAGAAACGGAGCCGTCGAGTAAGAGGCCCGCTTGCGCCGGATGCCGTTCAGCTTGACGTTGCGATCCAGCCCCGTGCCCTGCGCGGTTGAGGGCGAGAAGCTGTTGTAGGCTGCCAGGGTTTCGCCGTTCGCGTCGTGGATCGCGTTGGCGAGGAGGGCGAGGAACTGCCCATCCTGAGTAGCGGGCTCGATGTTGATGTCTTGGCCGTAGATCGCCCGATAGGAGGTCTGCACGTAGGCGAGGCAGTCCGCGAAGGTCGGGCGGATGCAGCCGGCAGCCGTGATCTGGCAGACAGGGGTAGCGCCCATGCTCAGCGACCGTTCTCGACCTTGACGGTGATGTTGGCGGTGTTGGCGCCCTGCCCCGCGAGGTAGGCGCGGGAGTAGACCGTCTGGATCGTGGCCGAGACGGTGAAGGCGCGGGTTTGGCGGTCAAGGACGCTGCTGTAGGCCTCAATCTCAACTACACCTTGTGTGTCGAGGATGCGAGCCTGCAGCGCCGGATCGCGCAGCCCTTCGGTCCGCTTGCCGAGCACCTGTTGCTCGTAGGGCGTGCCCTCGGTCCGGTCCAAGTACCACTGCTCCTGCCAGAGGTTCAGCCGCGCCTCAACGAGGATCCCGACCGCGTCCGGGGTATCACGTTCAATGGAGAGCTGATCGCCCCCGAAACACATATCGCCCGTTCCAGCCTCGACCTTGCGGATCCGCATCACTCGTCTCCGAGCGAGGTTATCGCAGCCACGTTCACAGGCGGGGGCACGATGTGGGCGATCTGGCCCGCCACAGAGGCTGCCATGGCCTCGGCAGCGTCCGGCTGGACGATGGACTGCAGGACGCCCTGGAAGCCGCTGGCGACCCCTTCCTGGCGATATCCGTGAGCATCGAAAGTCGGAGGCACAGCCAGCGCACCCGCAACGCTCGAAACCGTGGCGATCAGCGGGTGCATCTGCTCCCCGTAGGCCAGAGCGGCGGCCGAGCCGGAGATCACGCCCCCGATCGTCCCGATCTTGCTGAGCACCCATCCCGTCACGACGTCAGAACTCGTCGTGCCAGACACGACCTGAGACACGAGAACGGGCAGAGCCTGCCGAATGCCGGCGAGGAGGTTGATCTGCGTGAGCGGCGCCGTGACGGCGTCGATACCGGCATCGGCGGGAAGAGCCGGGCCCGCCATGTCCGCCGTGTTGGCGTGGCCGAGCATCGCGAAAAAGCCAGTCGCTCCGTTGGTCAGGCCGGCGAGGTTGTCGCCGGAAGCTTGCAACTGGCCGAGGGCATTGCTGAGCCCGGCCCCTCCGGTGAGCGCGGAGATCAGATCGGAGGGCCCACCACCCGACATGCTCTGAAGCTGCGAGACCTGCGCGTTGATCTGCCCTTGAAGGGCGGTCATCGGAGCCGCCATCGGGTTCTGCATGACCGACGACAGATTGCCGTCCTGCAGCACCTTCTGCATCATCCCTTGGAGACCGGGGCCACCGTCGAGCCGCTTGGTGATGCCGAGCTTTTCGACAAAGACCGTCACGGCCTTCATCAGCGGGGCGCCTCCCTGAAGCTGGAGGTTCTGCCCGAACGGAACGAAGCCGCCGGCCATCAGCAGTTGATCAAGATCTTGGAGGCCACGTGCTGGATCGTCATGCCGTCGACCACGTGGCTAGATCCGCCTTTCTGGCTCTGCACGGCCATGCCGTTGACCTGATGGGCGCTCTGCTCGCGAACGGCGGTCACAGCCGTGTGGCTCACATCGTGGACCGTCTGCTTGTCGTCGGTGCGCGTCTGCGTTGAATTGGGGGAAACGCCCTTGAGCTTGTTCGGGTCGGAGCGGACGCCAGGGACGAAGACCGCGTCCCACATGGCATGCTGACGGGTATCGCCCGGCGATTGAACGCCGCCGTTCTGATGCCAGCCATCTATGCCGAGGGCGGCCGGGACGCTGAAGCCCTCGTTGCCCTGCTTGAGGCCGTAGGTCGTCGTGATGCCGCCGCCGCCCATGAAGTGGACCGGCACGTCGGGAATGACCGGCAGCGTCACTTCGACCGTCGTGCCGTCCGGCTTCCGTTGGATGGCCTTGGTAGTTGGCTGCAGCTTCGCAGTGTGGCCGTCCTGGCTGTCCTCGGCCAGCATGACCGGGCCAGACTTGGGCAGGCGCGAGAATACGGCGTCAACAACGGTTTCCAGCAGCTCGGTCTGGTCCTCGAACCGCTCGCGGATGTCGATTGCGCCGTTCGCCATTTGATCCCCTTTGAAAGCCACCGGCTCGGGATTAGCTTTAAGCGATGCGCTACGTCATAGCCGCCGTCGTGACGGCCTTCTTGTCCGTGTCTTCAATCGCCGCGGCTCAGGGGATGCCCGTGCCGCCGCACGATGTGGATCGCGCCTGCGCCAGCCTGAGGGACAAAGGGCTGATCGCCAGTTGCGTGCGCGATGAGCAGTTCAGCTACGACGTCGTGACTTCAATCTGGGAGCGGCTATCGCCAGAGCGGCAGCGTGAAAGTTACAAGTTCGCTAGCGAACAAGGACCGACCTACCACGCGTTCTACAAATCGCTTTCGCTTTTCGTGACCACCCAGGCCCAGATGCAGCAGCAGGACGATGACGTTGCCCGTCCGCTGCCCCGGTTCCAGAGGTAACGAGACGCTATGCGCTACGCCCTCGCCGCCGCTATTTTCTCACTATCTGTTTCGGCCGTCGCTGCGGGGCCCATGCCGCGGGTGCCAAAGGGCGCGTTCTACTACGAGGCCCGCAACAGTCTGACCGCGCTTGGCTGGCAGCCCGCACCGCTCCCCGCCGACAAGCGCGGTTGCAGTGATGGTCGGGAAGATGTGTGCGATCGATATCCCGAAACCGCGGCTTGCTCTGGGACAGGGCTCGCGCTCTGCACCTTCTTATGGAAGCGAGGCGAAACCCTTGCCGAGGTGACAACCTACGGCGAGGAGGTCGACATGATCCGCGTCCGATCTGTGCAATGTCGGGCCGGTTGTTAGACCGTCGCCGACTGAGCATTCGCCAAGGCCAGATTGTGCATCCGGCCAAATGCGTTCTCCATGATCCCGGCTGCCTGTTTCGGGTTCTCGGCGCCCGTGATGGTCGTCTTGTTGTGAAACGTCTGCGTGACCGTCTTGGTGGAGTTCCCGCCGCTGTTGACCACCGAGGATGATGCTTCCGGCGCGGGCTTCATGTAGTCCCCCGCGTTGAAGCCCGGCATCTGCATCATGCGCGGCACGCCGGGGATATGGATCTGCGGCGGGGCGGTTGAGCCGTCCGCACCCTTCACCTCAATCTTAGGCGCCTTGATCTCAATCGGCTGCCGCTCAAGCGGCATCGTGGATGCCTTGGGATCCACCTTCTGCATCAGGGCGACGGCCGTCGCGTTCTTCGCACCGACGAGCGAAGCCCACTCGTTTTGCAGACCTACAGGATCAGCACCGCGTTGCCGTGCTAGATTAGCTCCGATCCGGTCCTGCAGCTTCTCGTCATATAGGTCGGTTCCCTTCAAGCCCAGCTTATCGCGCTGCGCCCTGAGGGTTGTTCGCACCACCTGATACCGACCGATGGCGCTGCTATTCCAGCGGTTGGCAGGGTTCCGGAGCATGCCCGTCTGTAGGGCATCAATCTGGTCAAGGGTAAGTTTGGTCAGATCCTGCTCCTTCCCACCAGGGAGAAGCAGCCCGTTCGCCAGTGAGGTGTTATAGCCCCCGCCGGGCCGGTGCGCCGTCCCTTCAGAACGCGCGATGTGATCCAAGACATCCTTGTAGGCGCCAGGATTGGCCGCCACACCGCCGGACTGATCGCCTCGCATGGCACGAGCCACGCGGGCACGGAGACCACCGCGAGCGTTCGCAGGCTCGTTGGGGTCAGGCTTGCCGCCCAAGATTGTCGGGGCGTAGCGCTGATATATTGATCGGGTGTCCCGAACCGGCCCCGCAGTTGCTCCGGGCGTGACCACGACACCGGGACCGCCTCCATTGGCCCGCTCGAAGGCTGCAGGCCCAGCTAGGATGCTTGTGATGGTTTTGTCGTAGGCCCCCAAGATGGTTGAGAGCTGAGTGACCCCGGCGATCTTTTTGAGAACGCCGAAGATCGTCTCAAATGCGTTCGCGATGGCTTTGACGCGGTCCGCGAAGGCGTCCCAGCGCTTCATGAACGCGTCGCCCTCATTGCCCGCGAACCATGTGACCATGGCGCTGAGCTTTTCGGCGAGCCAGACGACGGCATCCGAGATGCCGCGCATGATGCGCTCGACCTTCTCAGGGTTCGCCGAGATCCATTCCTGAAACCGCTTGACGATCTGCTCCAGCGCCGGTGCGAGGCTGACCATCAGCTTGTCACCGAGCGCCGACACCGTCGCCTGAAGGCGCGTGAGCGTGCGCTGGAATGCCATGGAGGCGTCGGCGGCCTCCTTGCTGTTGATGCCCAGCGCCTTGGTCGTGGCATCGTACTCGGCCCGGTACTCCTTCACCTTGGCCGCATACTGCGTCAGGAGCTTGTAGTCCTCCTCCGAGATGCCGAGCATGCCGGCTTCGCGGCTGCCGACCTGATACTCGTGCTTTGACAGCGCATCGACCGTGTCGAGGAGCTGATCGGCCATGTCCTTGGTCGTGTCGACGCCAAGGCTCTTGACGTAGCTCTTGAGGCCGTCGTTCGTCCGCAGGGCCTGTGCGAACTTCTCGACGGCGCTGACCGCCTGCTGCGACGAACCGCCGACCTGCTTGAACGCGTAGCCGAGCGAGTTGAGGCTCTGCACCGAGGCGCCGGTTCGCGCTGACACGAAGCCGAGGTTGTCGAACGCCTGAGTAACCCGGTTCACCGCGTAGCTGATCGCCGTCGCTGCGGCCGTGGCAGCCAGCGCCAGCCGGCTCATGCCGGCCATGAACTCCTTGTTCCGCTCCTCGCGCTTGCGGGCAGTCTCCTTCTCGGCCTTCTCGCGCTCCTGCGCAGTCGCGAGGGCGGCGCGGGCCTCCTTCAAGTTCGCTTCGCGGGTGAGCTTGGCGATCTCGTCGGCGGTCTTGGCGCCTTCCCAGCGCGCATCCTCAATCCGCTTCTCAGCGTCACGCACCGCCTTTTCATAGTCGGCGACCGACTTTTTGGCGGTGTTGAGCGAGCCCTGGTTCACATCGAAGCCGAGGGCTACGAGGAACGAGGCAATGGTGTTATCCATTCGGCGTGCCTATGCCGCGCGCTGCCATGGCTGGCGAGATAGAGCCCGCCGAGGTGGCGACGGCCACGAAGTTGGTGAAGAACGGCTCGCCGCAGGTGTCGCCGAGATGCCCGACGTAGAAGACCTTGTAGGTGCCATCCGCCGAGATGCCGAAGCGCTGAAGCTGCGCGTTGTTCGGTGCGCCCGTGATGCTCGGGTCGAACTCGGCTTGCTGGATGGCCTTCTGATCAATCTGAACCGTGCAGCCGGGCACAATCTGGCCGTTGAGAAGGGCCACGCCCTCAATGCCCTGGATGGTCTGGACGGGCAGGCCAACCAGCCCGGTCTTGCTGTTCAGGACGATGACGCCACCAGGGAGCGGCTTATCGTTGGCAAGGATCTGCAGCTTGCCGTTCTGGATAGACCACGAGGTTTTGGTCGCCTGAGCGGTCTGCCGTAACCAGTCCTTGGCGTTCCCGAACAGGGCGCAGCCACGCGGGAACTTGACCTTGGAAAGCGCATCCTTGTCGATGTAGCCGAGCCCGATGCCGAGCGCCTTCATGGGCTCGTAGCAGGCCATAGCGCGGTCGTAGTGGGTGTGGCCGCTGGAGAGTGTCTTGTTAACCACCGCATAGTTGCGCGGCGTGCTGCCATCGGTGGCTAGGATCGCCAGCACCTTGTCGGTCACGTCCGCCCGCAGGTTGCGAGCCTGCCGGATCTCGCCCTTGAACAGGACGTAGATGGGCTCGCCGACGTACCCGGCCGAGAGCGTCACGGTCTTGCCGACGTAGAAGGCCGGCTGCGTGCTGCTGTCCGCCAGGTTGAAGATGCCGATGCGCGCCACGTTCGGCGTGCTCGCATCCTTCTGCGTCGTCTCAAAGGTGATCCGGAGGCCCTGGCCGCCGTTCTCGTCGCCAACATAAGTGAAGGTTTTGCCGCCTTCGATCTGAACCGAGACCGTGCGAAGGTACTGCTCACCCATGGGTCAGGGCGCAACGTAGTAGAGGTGCGAGGTCACGCCGAGACCGTCGAAGGTCGGCACCTCGCCCGCGCCCCGATCCGTCGTCACGAGGAGCGCGCCAGGGATGCCAAGGTAGCGGTACTGCGAGAGCAGATCGACGCCGGTCACCATCGGGATGCCGGCCACGAGCAGCGCCCCATTCGCATCACCGATGTCGAGCACCCAGCAGCCATCCTGCGCCACGTTGTAGGTGAGCCGCATGTTGTAGAGCGTGCCGCTCAGCGTGATGGTGAAGCGCTGAGCCTGCGACGGCTTCAGCGGGATCTCGACAGCCGTTGTCACGTCAGAAGCCGGGGTTTCCGCCACCGAAGACGTTGAGCGGTAGGGCTGGCTCCGGACCCTGGTTCAGGATCTCGCCTGTCTCTCCGTCTTGGATGGTCATCTCGCCGACGTCGACCGAGTAATTTGACGCGCTTAGGCCGCTTAGACCCTCACCGACCGCGCCGCCGAGGCCGAGGTCGCCGGGTTGAGCCGTGCTGCCTGGGCTGAAAGCGCCCGAGAAGGCCTGCGGGCCGACATCTACGGTGGAGACGCTGCCGCCGTTCGTGACGCTGCCGGTAGAGGCGGGGTTAGCCTGGTCGGCGTTGCTGCCCGGCGTGCCACTGGCGCCGCCCTGCCCCACCCCCGTGCTTGTCGTCTGGGTCGAGACGATGACGATCTCCTGCAAGGCGACGGACGCCATGAGGATGTTTTCGGAATGCCCATCGGTCACGACGGAGATGCCGCGGATGATCATGTTCCGGTAGCGACGCTTGCCGGTGTAGACCGTGAACGGCTGCCGGGCGAGCTGTAGCGCCAGCAGCGCGCGATACTGCTCCTGCACGTATCCGACATAGCCGGCCGTCGAGTTCGAGAACCCGCAGCGGATTTCCAGTTCGGCCGGTCGCTTAAAGGCGTGGTCCGTGATCACCCCGCCGCCCTCGACCGGGTGCTGAGTGATGATGACCTCGTCCCGGTGGTTCTCTTCAACCGTCACATCGGCGTAGATCTGGCCGATGGCGCGGGCGCTGGGCTGGATCAGCGCGTAGGAGAGTTCACCGAGAAGGGACATGCACCGCCCTCCCCGGCCGGTTGCGTCAGGTTCGTCGGGGCTTCAGCAAATCGCGCAGCGGGTCGCTATCTCGACCGAGCGGCTGCAAGGGCTTGGCGAGGGACAGGGCTTCGGCTGCGATGGCCTTCGGATTTTCAGCGCCGCCTGCGATCTGACTGAGCGCCGCGCCGTATTCCTCAAGGGCCTGAGCCGCCTCGCCGCAGACGGTCTCCTGCGCCGGAATGCCCTTCAGATCCTGAGCCAGATCTTCGGCCTCATCGCGCAGTTCCTCGACCAACTCCACAACGGAGCGTCGGTCAGGATGGCGGGGCGGTATCGGCATTCAGAGGGCGTAGCACCCGAACGCGAGACACGGAAGCATCACCCGCCGTTGGGCTTGTTGGCGTCGTGCAGCCGCCAGCGGTTCTCCGCGTTGGCGCGCATCATATCGTTGATCTCGGCGATGTCCTCAATCTGGATGACGCCGGTCTTGAGGTCCGCGTAGCTGTAGTAGCCGAACTCGATGGGCTGGAGATACCACTCCTCGCTGTCCGGCATTTGGACTAGTTCGGTAGCTGGAACTGGCCCCCGCCGCTGAAAAGCAAGGGGGCTTCGAGAAAAAGCGGGTAATAGTTGTCGTACAGAACCTCAGTGCTGATCCTGAGGATCAGGAGGCCGTTTTCCTGGATGTCTTTGAACATGAACGTCAGGCCGTCTGAGGCTTTGATCTTAGCCCAGCGTTGCCCGTCCTGCTTCATCTCGACGACGGCGAGCGTCCTGTCGAGGATGTAATTGAGCTTGTCGTCCTCAAGGCTGCTCAGCCCCTCGATGACGGCGGACGCAACCTCCGGGGTCATCCCGCCTTTCAGCCCTTTGAAGAGGGGTGCGATGATCGGCGAGGCGCGGCGCAGCACGTGGATCTGCGTCAGGCCCACCATCTTGCCGGAGCGGTAGGTGACGCCCTTGATGTCGAACTCAGCCACGGCCTAACCTCACAGGGCCAACTGGCCGTCGCCGAGCTTGATATCAATGGCCGTGAAGATGATGACCCACTCTCTCACGCCGCCTTCCATGGCATAGGTGATGTCAGGGATCTTCAGGATCGAACCATACTGGCACGAGATTACGTCGCCTGAGACAACGTTTGAGATGTCGATCATATTCTGGCCCGCGCCGCCAGCACCGCCATTCTCGTTCTGAACGAGATAGAGATCCATCAGCTGACGGTTCTTCGGGCTGTTCTGCAGATAGCGCACAGTCACTCGACCATGCTTGGCGGCATGGACGCTGTGCATGCCGCCGCCCCCAGCGCCTGGAGTGTAAGTGATTTTGTCTTCTGCCATAGCGACAGTAATGCCCTCGTTGGCGATGGCGCCGTCAGAGAGCGAGAAATTACCGCCCGGCCCTTCAATGGCGGCGTTCACGTCAACGAGGCTGTATGCGATAGGCGCGGCCATAATTCGTCCTCAGGCTTAGCGGTCCAGGAGGACGCTGATGGAGATGAGGTGGACCGCGCCGGCCAGTTTGCAGCAGACCTGGAACGGCACGGACTTGCGAGCGGCGCGATCGGCCTGCGACTGGGTCGAAACGGACGGCGCGAAGATGTAGAACCCGGCCGGAAGGGGATCGAACGTACGCAGCGTGCCGACGTTCGGACCAAGCCACTGGCCTGGCGCCATGAAGCCGTTCGCAACAGCGACGGCGCATGCCCGGGTAATGACCGCCTTAATCTGCGCCATGCCCGCATCGGTCTGCGGGACCTTCGTGGCGGTGGTGTAGAGCAGGTTGTAACAGTCGGTCTGGATGCGGTTCTGCAGCCAGTCCGCGCCGATCCGCTCGTCGATGTAGTCCCCGTTCGCCATAACGGCGGGGAAGATGATCTGTGTGCCGTTCTGGACGGACACGAACACGTTGGTGTTCTTCGCCTTGATCTGCCCGAACTGGCTTTCGGTGATGATCTCAGCGGCGACGCCGGGCTCCTGCTTGTAGGCGCCCGTGATGGTGGTGTTGCTGCCCTCGTAATCGACGGTCGCGAACCGGCCGAACAGGCTCTCGGCCGCATAGGGATCGTTGCGCGAGAACTGCGAGAAGGCGCGGCTGAAATTGCCGGTCTTGAACAGCGAGGCCAGATCCGCGCTGGTCGTGCTGTCGAGGACGTTGGCGTTCTGGAGCGTCGCGCCGTAGATGCGGCTCTGCGACGTGCTCAGGCCCTCGATCAGAGCCGCGACGGCGAGATGGTCGCTGTCGGTCGGCGGGGTCGAGGTGGCAACCTGCAGCGAGTACCAAGCGCCGGACTGGTTCGCGAGGGTCGCGACCGCCGACACAAGGCTCTCGGCCGCGATGCCGGGCACAGGCGCCGAGGCGTCCACGCTGGTCAGGTGCAGCAGCGGGCCGAGATCGGTTCCGCTCGGGGCCGTGGTGGCATAGCCGACCGAAGAGGTTGGGCCAGTCGTCGGCGAAGCCACATCGAAGCGGTTGTAGACGCTGTCGTACTTGACGGTCGCACCGGCCACGACAGCGGCCAGCGCCGTCTGGATCAGCGAGGCGACGCCGTTCAGGTTCAGCGCGCCCGACAGGTTGATGCCGGTGATGTTGCGCGCCGTGCCATCGATGGTGAGGCTGAGCGCGCCGGTCGTGACGCTCGTGAAGTTGGTCAGAAGCTGCTGCGTCGGCGACAGCGAGGCGCCGCGGATGTGGCCCTTGGTCGCGACCTGTGCCCAGCGACCGACGTAGAGCACGGCCGGCTGGGGCGACTGACTGAAATAGTCCTTGGCCGCTAGATACTCCGGCGCGGTGGTGCCGAAATCCTGGGTCACGCCGTCGAGCGAGGTGTAGCGCCTCAACCGCTCGTTGGTGTCGATGACTCCGGAGGTCGAGCCGAGGATCAGCCCGACGCCGAACGATCTGTATTGGGCCGCCTTGGGCTCGATCGTGACGGAGACGTTGACGAAATCAGCGACGTTCAGGCCGGTAGCCATAAGCAAGCCGCCGCAGACCGGCGTCCCTGGTGAGTGTCGGGGTGGGATGGGCGCTTGTGCGCGGCGTCAGGCCGGCGGGAGCGGCGACAGGAACGGCGTGTTCTCAAGTCGCCCGGATGCGTCGGCCCGGATGGTGCCGTCCGCTTGAAGGACATTCCGGATTTCGTACCGGCGCTCGATCGTCTGGGTCAGACGGAAGGGAAGGTCCGAGCGGCGCCTAGTCTGAGTGGCCGCGATCTCCGGCACGCGCCGGATGGTGTCGAAGCCGATGAGGTTCAGGCCGTAAGACCGCATCGCCTCGCGGTTCTGGCCGACGTAGAAGCTATCTCGCGTGAGCTTGGCGTAGGCGTCCCCCTTGGGGCCGTAGAAGCTCGCCAGCACGTCCAAGCGGTAGAAGGTGCGTAGGATCGTGTAGCCGTCGCCCTCGCCGTGGTGGATCTGGACGGGCGTATCGTCTGGCATCGTCGCCGTGACACCGACTGCGATCCATGTCTCGGTGACGTCGGGGACGCGGGGCTGTGTCTCCTGCCATCGCGGGCGAACCATGTCGCCCGGCAGGCCCGTCACGCCCGCGATGAGCGTGCCGATGATGGTGTCGAGGTCGAGGTCATCCGGCGGAGGCGCCGAGGTGGGCCCGAGCGGGCCGCCTGTTGAACTGTCGTTAGCCGAGGAAGCCGCCACTGGATTGCTGCCCCGTCTGGGATGGGTTCAGGGTGGCGAGCTTGCACACGGCCTGCGTGAACTGTTCGCCGAAGGGCCAGAGCGAGGCGTTCGTGATCTTGTAGGGGAGCCCGGCGAAGATGACGCCGTCCGCCGCGATCTCGCGCTTGCCGATGTCGATGGGGTAGCGGGTGACGATCATCAGATCGCCCTCCACCATGTCGCCTTCGCCGGTCTGCACGAGGCCGAGGCCGTTGCCGGGCCAGACGACGCCGGTGAAGGCCTGGCCGCTTTGCAGAGCGCTGGCGATGCCGACGCTGTTTACCTCGACGATGGATTGGATCAGGACGGCCTCGGACCAGAAGTCGGGGTCGTCGATGACATCGGAGACGTTGAGGAGGGCCATCACTTCACCGCGTGGACGGTCACTCTGCCAAACCGTTATCGCCCTCAGTCGAAGGCGCTTTTGGTGCCGCTGCGATCATCGCTTCATAGACAGAATATAGACCGCACCATGCTTTTGGCTCGGGCGCTGCTTCATAAGCATCCGAAGCGGCGTAGGCTGCATCAGCCATGGCCTTGGTTGCGGTCAATGGGACCAGCACCCAGCCTTTTGGAATGTTCGGCGCAGACATTCAATGGAACTCACACAGCCAGAGAATAGGCCAGCATACAATCCAAAGAGCAGCCCAGGCAATGTGATCTTGAGGGCCGGGAAACCGGTCTGATTTCGTCAGACCGATGAAAAGCCCTGCTATCAGCCACAAAATCAGGAGAGTGCTCACGAGCCCTTCCGTGTGATCGTATACGTGACGCTGTTTCTTAGCTGGCCGGTGTCCAGCAATGGCTTCTCGCCCGTCCGCCCACGCGCCTTGCGCTCTGCCAGCGTGCGCTTTGAGAGCGGCACGAAGGGGCCTTCCGTAATCTTGTTTCGAACCGCGTTCTGAGCGATCAGACCGATGGCGTGGAATGCCTTGTCGACCGCAGCCGCGCCGCCACCGAACAATGCTTCCTTGCCAGCCTTGCGGAGCCGTGCCCCGGCCTCAGCCGCGATGCTCTCAACACCAGGGACGAGGAATGGCCGAGCGGGCAGGTTCTTTTCGGGATCTCCCGTTTCAAGCCGGTACGCGATTACGGCGTTAGACGGGGGTGCCGGCTCGCCCTTCTCAGGGCGCCGGTCCGAACCCTCAGCAGGAATGCCGATCAGCAGTTGGCTCTTGGTGAGAGCCAGAACGCCCTTAGCGATTAAGCCGAGATCGTTCTTGACGACGACGACAGGCATCAGCGGCCGTAGGGATAATTCGCCATGGCCGCTAGGCTCGCGGCGCGGGCGCTCGGCCGGTAGAACCCGCCAGTCACAAGGCCGCGTAGGAGTGCCCACAGGCGCTGCCCGTAGGCTGTCCCGTTCCAGACGCCCGCGCCGGTCGAAGTGACCGCCGAGGTGTCCATGGACTTCGACACCGGCCCGACCGACTTGGACGAGACTGGGGCGAAGGAACCTGCGCCACCCATTCCCGACGCCGACAGGATACCGAGCGTCAGATTGTGGGCGATGTAGAGCATCGTCGCCAGATCGACCTGACCCGGCGGGATGCTCTGCGGCAGCGTCACGCCCGCCTGATCCAGCCAGAACGTGACGGCCGGATCGGGATACTTCGTGGCGTCCTGAAACTCAGGGAACACAGCACGGAAGCTGGCGAGCGTGACGGCCATGGTGAATTAGCCGACCGCCTTGGTGCGGCGGCTGGTTCCAGTCGGCTCGGGCTCGCCCGGCTGGCTGGCATGGCGCGGCTCGCCCGGGTCATCGCCCGGAGGCGTGGCGTTCTCGGGCGTCATCTGCTCGCCCGTGAGGCCACCGGCAGGCGCCTCGGCGGTCGAACCGGCCTTGGCGTCCTTCTTGGCGTCTGGCTTCTTCAGCGCAGCCTCAAGGGCCGGCTCGAACCCGAACACCTCCTCCGGCGCCTGGTAGTCGTCGCCGACCTCTTCCAGGATGCCATTGGTGACGAATGTATGGTTCGGGTTGCCCTTCTTCCACGCATTGTAGGTGTCCGCGTCCACCTCGGAGACCGCGCCGTTGCCGGCGAGCGAGACGGAGCGCAGCGCGGGCGCATCGCCCGGCTTGTCGAGGTTCGGCGCCGGCTCGGTCAGGGTGAGCGCGGTGTGCGAACGGTTCAGGACGCGAATGGTCTGAGACTTCTTCGCCATGGTCACCCTCCCTATTTCTCAGCGGTCTTGATCTTGCCGGCAAACTCGGCCGGCGGATTGGCGGGGTTGTACGGCTCGAAGCCACTCGGCCCGGCCTGACCGGCTTTGGCCTGCCCCTTGGCGGCGTCCTCACGCTCGTGCGCGAAGACCTGCCCCTTCACCAGCGGCTCCCAGTCCTTCATCTGGACGCGCCACTTGTCCCAGAGGTCCTTGTCGACCCCGAAGGTCAGCGCGTAGCCGCCAGCGGTCGGGATCGTGTCGCCGGCCTCGGCGCGGCGCGTGTCCCGGTTGCGGGCGGGGCCGTCGATGATGACGACCGGCCCGACGTAGCGGCTGATCTCCTCCTTGCGGGTGGGATCCTCGCGGGTCGGAGACGGCGTCGCCACCTTCTCCTGAAGCTGCATCTGGAAGCCGTGCGGCAGCGCGCACGCGACGGTCACAGTGCCGGGCATCTCAGACCCCCAGCATCTGCGACATGGCGATTGGAGCCTTGACGACGACGCCGAACGTGCCCGAGGTCTTCTTCTGCGCGTAGGACGAGAGCATGCGGACGATCTGGTGATCGCGCAGCTTCTCGTTGAAGGCGCAGGTCGCGACCTGGGTGCCGTTGAAGCGATCCGCCCAGAGCTGGACGACGTTGCCCGAGGCCGTGGCGTGCCGCGGATCCGAGACGACCTTCAGGTTCGGGAAGTTCTTCTGCAGCAGGTCCATGACGCTGATGCCGAACTGGTTGGTCGCCATCAGGGCCACGTCGCTCTGCGGCGGCATGACCAGCGTCATCGTGTCGGTCTTCTGGATCACGCCAGACGTGCGGCCGACGAGGTCGAGCACCATCGCCTGGAGATCGTTGAAGATCTCGTTAGCGGTGGCGACCACGACGCCGTTGTTGACCCACTTGGTGCCGCCCGCAGCCTTCGTGGACGGGGTGAGAGCAGCCGGCAGGCTCGGCTCGTTCAGCATGCCGTAGCAGGCCATGCCGGCGACGCCGTAGTGGTAGGTGTAGTCCTGGAACTTCGCCAGCGTGGCGGCGGCCGAGGTCTGCACCTCACCGACCCAGTTCAGGCGAGCGAGGCCAGCGCGGTCCACCTGCAGATCGCCGTACTGCACGACGGTCTGGAACAGGTAGGACGACCGGTTCACCCAGTCGAGGTTGGCGTCGGACCGGCCGTTGTTGTTCCAATCGCCGTAGGGAGCGACCTCGCCGGTGTTCTCCACGACCATGAAGGTCGCGGTCTCGGTGGTCCAGTCGCCGGTCTTGACCTCGCCCAGGATCTCCGCGCCCTTGTTCGGGGTCTGGACGATGCGGACGACCTCAGGGTCGACGTAGGCGGCGAGCCAGCCCGGGATACCCGAGTTGGCGGTCGTCACCAGCGTGGGCTGGGCGTCGAGCGCGAGGTTGAAATTGCGCTTGTACTCACTCGGCAGGAACTCAGCGTCCTGCGCGAGATGAATGCCCCAATCTGCTTCGAGAGTGGGGCGAACGGATGCGAGCTTCATTCTATTCGCCCCCTTTAGCCGATGGGAAGATGAGAGATTTTGACGAGTTCGCCGGCCGCGCCGGAACCGCCATCGGTCCAGCCGACGCAGTACCACTTGGTCTCGACGGAACCGGCCACGGTAGCACCGGTGGCTGCGAACGACACCGAGCCGTTCGTGGTGTTGGCGAACGCCTTCATGCCGATGGAGGCAGTGCCAGCACCCGCGTTCTTCGCGTAGTAGCAGCCGCCGGTCATCAGCGAGCCGACGCGCTGGCCGGCCTGGATCGTCATCCCGAACTCGGCCGGGAAGACGTTGATGCTAGCCTGCAGCTCACGATGGACGAAACCGGACGGAGCACCCGTCCCGGTCGAGGCCACCTTGTTCTGAGCCGCGTTCACCCAGGCGAAGCAGCCGATGGTCACGCCGCCCGTATCGGCGACGAGAATGCCGCCGGAGGTGACGAAGCTGAACGACGGATCCGCGCTGGCGAAGTCGCCGGGGACGCCGGGCGCCTGGACGACGTTGACGGAGGTCTGAAAGGTCGTGGGCATGGTTCAGGCCTCCCTTAAGCGCTGAGGCGGTTCATGTGCGGGAACAGCTTCGTGGCCTCGGCCACGGAAGCCGCATCCTGCGCGACGGGGCGGGCGGAGCGCGCGGGCGCGTCGCCGGGTTTGGGCGAGCGCTCGATCAGCACTGGCAGAGCCGAGGCATGAACGCCGTTGTGCTTGATGCCGAGGACGTCGCAGGCGGCCCGGTGATAGGCCTCCTCACTGTCCATGGCCGGCAGATCGCCGACCCACGGGCGCACGAAGCGCTCGGCGGCGCGCAGGCGAGCCTGGTGCTCATTGGCGGTCGCGAGGGCGGCCTCGGTGGCGCGCCTGATCTCGGCGTCCATGGCGGTCTTGGAGACCATGCCCTTGGTGGCTTCGCGAATGCGGGCCTGCACCATCGCGGCGTCCATGGCCTTGTCCTTCTTGTCGTCGTCCTTCTCGTCCTGGGCCTGTTCACCACCGCCCATGGCTTGGCATCCAGCGATGACCTTTTCACGGTCCTCGGGGCTGAGTTTCCGGCACATCTCAATGCAGGCTTCAGCCGCATCAGCGTCGTCGTTGACCTCCCCACCTTCTGCGCCTTCAACCGCGGCCTTCACGTCGGCTTCAGCTTCCGGCGGCAGGATCTCGGCCAGCGCCTCGATGACCTCGGCCACGTCCTCAATGTCGGCGTCCTTCGCCATACGCTTGAAGCCGAGCACGATTGCGGGGATCCGGGATTTGAAGTTCTTCGCGGTCACGCCATCGACAAGCGGGCCGAGATCGATGGGCTTGCCATCCATCGCCAGCCCAGCCTTGCGCGCGTACACAGCAAGAGCGCCCTGCAGAACAGCAGACGCGCCCGCAGTAGCGGTCTTTGCCATGATGATTTTTCCTGTGATTGCGGAGTCGCCGACAACAACGTCAGGCCCGGCGCGGCCCTTAGGAACTAGTGCGCAATGATTGGCTTTTATTCCTCTCATTACGCCGTCGTAAGTAACGCCCTCGTAAGTTCCGGGCGTCATGTCTGGCGTATATCTATACGCACTCGACAATTCTTTTTGGGATCCGTCCTCAATTGCGCGAATGGCTGGGCCAGACCAACAGGTTAGGTCGGCATAGAGGTATGGATGCTCAAAACGGGGATTAGAGATCGAACCAACCGTGCGGTCGTGATCGTGTTCGTCTGCGCTAACCGGATTGTGGTCAAACAGCAGAGGCTTATTATTGAAAGTCTCTGCGCCTTTGGCCAACTCGTCAGGATCGCGCAAAAGCTTGTAGCGCCGCCTCGGCTCAAGGCCGAGTTCATCGTGCCCCGGAATTTCGGAGCCTAGGTATTCGCAGACATTTGCTTTTGATATTGGCGTCCGCTTGACATGCAAATGACCGTCGTCGTCGAAAACTCGCGCCGACGCGCGATCAAAAGCGAGCCGATCTTGCGGCTTAGTTGTAAATCGCATTGTGATGCAGCCGGTTTATGCTCGGCTGCAGGAGTTAGCCGAAGCGGATCACCACGCGAATTCTGCGGGCATCTTATTGCGCTTAGCCAAGTTCTCGGCCCCGGTGAGGATTTGGAGATTGGCCTCGCAGTGGAGCCCACAAGCGTTGCGCGCCTTCAGTGGGTAAATGTGATCTACGTGATGCACGATGCCGGTCTCAGCGGTCAGGCGAGCCGCCTCAACGTAGAACGCCTTGATCTTTTCTAGATTGGCCCATGGCGGCGTCGCTCGCCGCTTCCTGGCCTGTCTAGCTCTCACATGTGCCGCGTATTCGCCACGATGCTCAATCGCATACTGACGATTGACCTCGGCGATGCGTTCGGCGTTTGCCTTCTTCCATTCACTGCGCGTCTTCGCCTGACGGTCAGCGTTCTCAGCGCGCCATCGTTTCTGGTATGCCGAGAAAGTTTCTTTGTTCTCGCGCATCCATTGGCGCTGCTTTTCAAGGTAGGCTTCGCGGTTCTTAGCCAACCATCGCGCCTTATAGAGGCGCCTGCGCTCCACCTTTTCTGCGTCAGTCAGAGGCGTTCGAGGCGGCCCGGACCTACTGCGCTTATACTCAGATGTGCAACTGCGGCAGACTGGGTTGAGGCCATCCGACCGGCTTTTCGATCGAGGGAAGTCCGCGAATGGCTTCGTGCTATCGCATCTGTAGCAGCGCTTAACCCCGGCGGCCCGGTTAATGGCCAACTGCGCTCGGGTGACACTCTGCCCCTTGCGCGGTACGGTCTCGTCAGCCATTCGGGCGCTCCTACGCTCGGCTGGTTAGGGCCGACGTAGGTGTTCCACCACCTCGTCGGTCCGCTCTACTCTAGAGCACCGACAGGCTATTACAAGTCCTCAATGATCGGCTCAGGGTAGCATCGGCAGTTGAATATTGCCCCTGCGTGCGCTCTGTAGCCTGGGTCGCACTCTGGCGGCTCGCTCCACTTGATCACTTTGCCGTTTAGAGCTTTGTGCGTTACTCGGACATCATTATCGGCAGCCGTCCTCCAGATGTAGGAAGTCGATCCGATATGCTCAGCCCTCGCTTGAGTGAGGAGGGTGGACGTTCTCGAAACCTCCGTGCGGGCGATGGTATTCGCGCGCCCGAGGCTGACCTCGCCGGTCTTCATGATCTCGGCCGAGATCTGATCGGCACGCCAGCCCTTGGTGATGCCCTCGCGGGTCATCGCGTGGACGCGCTCAGCGGCTTCGCGCGGCAGGCTGGTGATGAGCCGAACCTGCTCATCCTGCCGTGCCCGCATCACCTGTCCGATGGGCGCCTCGGCGATTTCCTTGCGGAGCGCTGAGCCCATCTGTTCGGCGACGCGGAACCACGAGCGCTCGTCTCGGGCGGCGACCTCGGCCACCATGCGATTGCCGACCGCTTCGGCCCACGGCTTCAGCGTCTCGGCGTATCGCTCCAGAGCCCGTCCGATGGTCCCCGTCAACGACAGATTTTCGAGGTCGAAGCCCCGGACCAGATCTCCCACATGTCGGGCCACGGACCGAAGCCTGCGCCCGTACTCCCGCTCGATCTTCTTCGCCCGGATGAACGCCGAGCGAACCGACTGCCCTGCCCTGTCCTGCGCGAGAACCGGGAGGCTACTCCGCGGCCTGAGGCAACTCGGGCAATAGATCGTCGGAGCGATCCGGTAGCGGCTCGGCGCCGTCTGGCTGGTCTGCATCCGGGTCCGCTTCCGGCGCGGGCGCCTCGGTCGAGGCCGCGTCGATGTCCTCGTCGGTGATCTGCGTGAACACGCCCGTGGTGTCGGCCATCTCGCGCAGTTCGCGCATCACGACGTCGCTCGGCAGGGCCGGCTCAGCGGTCATGATGGCCTGTGTCCGCTTCAGAGCGACGTCGGCCTTCTCGGCCTCGCTCATCTGCCACAGCGGCTCGAACTCGAACCCGATGTCCTCGTCGATGGCGCCGAACTCGGAGAGCTGCACGAAGCCCAGAACCCGCTTCAGGTTCTCGCCGAACAGCTTCTCCTGATAGGCATGGATGAAGTCGTAGAAGACCCGGACCTCGCCATCCGAGGATGCGTTCAGGCCCGAGGGCGTGACGCCGAGCAGCTTGACGAGCGGGATGCCGCAGACGCTGGCGATCTGCTCCTGAGCCTGGGCCTGGAGCTTGTCGAGTGTCCCAAGCGGCGTCGAGACATTGAAGAACTCCTCGCCCGTGTTCAGGGCCATGAACCCGCGGTTGTCCCGCATGTTCACGAACAGATCTACGCGGTTCTGCAGGTCAGCCGTGCCGCCTGCTGCCAACATGTTGGCAAGGTCCATGCCCTTGACGCCGCTCACAGAGAACGCGGCGATCAAGTCCGACACATCCTCACGGGTTCGCAGCCAGTTTGCGACATAGGGCTGGGCCATCTGCGTCATGGCCAGGCCGCCGAACGCGTAGGCCGACTTGAGCAGGTCCGGCACCTCGCGACCGACGAAGGTCAGCAGCCGGCTCCGGTGGATCGCCTTGCCCTGCACGTACCACGTCTGAGGAACGTACCAGTCCGCATCCAGCGGGTTGATCGTGTTGTAGCTCTGCGGGTAGGCCCAGACGGCCTCGACCGGCTGCAGGCGCAGGAGCTTGCCCTTGCGAACCTTCTGACGACTGGCGGCGTCCCGACCGTTGCCGATCGGCGCCTTCAGTTCGTCTCCGACTTGATCGCCATCCAGGGCGATGTAGAGGTGCCCGCGACCGAAGAACCCGTCCCCCTCCGCAACCCTGCGGAAGGCGTCTCGCACGTTCAGGCGTTCAAGGGCATCGGTCAGCAGGTCGACGCGTTCCTGGGTCTGCTCATCGCCCTTGCGGTTGACAAGACGGATCCACTTCCGCGTCATCTCGGTGGCGATCGTTTCCACGATGCGCCGGTACTCGGGACGCTGGGCCATCGCCGACAGCGTCGGGTAGCCGAGGAAGTGCTGGCCCTCCAGCGCGGCGTCGATCTGGCCGGCGGCGAGGACCTGAGCGGCCCAAGCCCCCGTGGCCGAGAGCGCATCATCCTGGGCGAGGCTGACAGCCGGCGTGGCGCTGCGCGGGAACTCCGGCAGGGCGAACGGGTCGACCCTCGCAGGCTTCGGCTTAGCGAACAGCGCCACATGCTCCCGCGTCACCTTGAGTGGAGCGATGGTCTCCTGCTTCTGTGTCGGGGCGGCGTTGACCCGGGCTCGGGCTCGCCGCTGAGCGCGCTTGGTCATCCGTAGCGGCGACGGCCCAGACCGAAGGCGGCTGCCTGCTCGGCCGAGACGATGAGGGGCTTGGCACCCCGCAGAAGCTCCACGGCATACCGCAGGGCGTCGATGACGTGGTTCTTCTTGTCCGCTAGCACGGGCAGCACCTCGCCTGTGAGCGGGTCGGTCTTGTAGGCGTATAGGGTCAGCTCATCGATGGTGTGCCGGCAGTTCGGATGCACCACGATGTCGTAGGACTTCAGGAACTCGATCCCGTCCTCTACCGACCCCTGCCCTTTCGTGGCCGGCACCAGCTTGGGATAGCCATGCCGCTGTAGGTAGGAGATCGTCTCAGGCCGAGCGCTGTCGGCTCGGATCGGCCACTTGCGGGCCTGACCATCGTCCAGCGTATCGAACAGGGCCGGCGTCCGGTCGATCTCGCAGCCGACCTTGTAAACCTCGCGGTCGACGTAGAGCGTTCGCCCTTCAGTGAAGCACCGGACCAGCGTGGTCGGGTCGACGCTGAAGCCCCAGTCCGCGCCGTAGTAGAACCGGGCATCAGTCGGGGTGTCGAACGCCTCAACCCGCCAGTTGCGGAAGACGCGGGCCTCGCTGTTACGCTGGTAGCCACCCAGCCAGATGTGGGCGTACTTGTCAGCGTCGCGCCGCTGGTCGTAGTCCTTTTCCTCGACCAGTTCGGCCGGCAGCCACGGGTTGTCCGACCAGTTGGCCTCGACCACGATGCTGTTCGGAACGCGGGTCTCGCCGCGGAGCAGCGTATCAACCGGGTCCGTGGCCTTCGACGGGTTCCATGAGAACCACAGCTCCGAGCCCGGCATGCGGATCGTGGGACGAAGCAGATCCAGCGAGCGCTGCGACAGCGACTGCGCCTCTTCCACCCACGCGACCCTGAACCCCTCCAGCGACTTGATGCTCTCCGCTGTGTGGTTCTGCATGCCCTGGAATACGATCAGGCCGCCGTTGTCGACCTCGATCCTGGTGTCCAGCACGCGGAAGCGCGAAGCCACGCCGAGACGGTTGATCTTGTCCTCAAGGAGCCGCTTGACCGACTGCTCCAGCGACTTCTGGATTTCACGAACGCAGACCGCCCGGGTCGGCTGGATCAAGCACTCCTCAATCAGCATCTCGCCGAAGAAGTGCGACTTGCCGGAGCCTCGACCGCCGTGCGCGCCCTTGTAGCGAGCCGGCTGCAGGAGCGGCAGGAAGACCTCAGGTGTCTCGATCTGGAGGACGGACGATGACACGCTCGATCTTCACGATGTGCTGGACCGGGTTCTCTTCGTCGCCCGCGATCTGCATCGGGAGCACTTTGCCCAGCAGCGCTAGGAACGGCCCCGGCGTGTCGATGGCTCGCTCAGCGAGGTAGTTCGCTATCCCCTCATCACCGCCGCCGCCGGCCGTCTGAGCGGCCTTGAGGATCGCATCCTTGAGCAGGGCGGTGGTTTTGTTCGGAACGCCCTTCGGACGCCCCTTGCCGGCGTTCGGAGGGGTCACAGCAGATCACACTAGTTTGGTGAGTTAGCCGCGCTTACGCTTCGCAGCCGTGTCCTCGGCCGAAGGCTCGGGATCAGAGCCATTGGCAGGCGCAGCATCCCCGGTGCTCTCGGTCGAAGCCGGCATGTCACTGGACGAGGCAGGAGCGGCTGCGGCGGTCTCGGCCGAGGGAGACGGCGCAGCAGGAGCCGGATCGGCTTCAGCGGGCTTCTCTTCAGACGCTACGGGCATCTCACCCGTCGCCATGACGGTCGCGGTCTGGACGATGGCGTCCATGGAGGTGGTAAGATCGGACAGAAGCGGCATGGCAGCAGCCAGCTTCTCCTTGACCGTACCCATGTCAGGGGCGGCGTTGGCTTCCGCGAGAAGGTCGAGGCCCTTGGCATGCTGCTCGGCGACATTGGCGCAGAGGCGGCTGAGGGCGATCTTGTGAGCGTCCTGCGTCATGGATGGCTCCTGCGTGTCAGATCTCTGAACTCGCTATCAGCCGTATCAGCCTGAGCGATGCGGGCCAGATGCTGGCGATCGGTCAGGGCTGTGGGCTGTGTGGCTCGGCGAGGGCCAGCGGCAGCAGCACGGGCGATGCGAGCATGGCTCAGGGAGAGGAGGGTGTCGGTGGGGCGCATGGTCAGACCGTGTGCGTGCCTTCGACGCCACGGGCCATACGAGCCCGAGTGCGTGACAGCAGCGCTTCTTGCGCGGCCTCGACGTGTTTCAGCGCCTCAGCATTCTCAACACAAGCGTAAGGACCGGCCTGGAAGGCCTGAAGACGATCAGCAACAATCGCCAGCAGCACCTCTTGCGTGATGCCGTTCACGCCCATCTCGCCGATCGGGCCGTTCTGGAACAGCACCTTGAGGCATGTCTCATCTCGGCAGGTGCTATCGGCGGACGGATTGTTCAGCGTGTGAAAGCCATAGACGGCATAGAGGTGATTGGCACCTCCAGCGCCTGGCTGGTCATGGACCTGAACGGTGAGGGTGTCGTTGGCCAGATTGACCTTGTGACTGGTAATCTCACGCATCTCGTGCTCCCGTCATCAGGTCGAAGCCGGCGCAGATCCATGCTGCGTAGAAGTGGCTCGGCAAGAACAGCCAGGTCAGGACGGCGTCTGGGTTCGGCATTGTCAGAACCCTGCGGTCTCAGCGAGGATGGCGATCAGGGCACAGGCTAGCCCAGCCGAAGCGATCACAGCGCCGAGGGCGAAGCCGGACAGCGCAGGATGCTCAAGCACCCAGGCTTCCATCAGGCGCGCTCGGCGGTCTCAGCCATCACCCGGCGCCGAATGCCGGGTAGCTCGATCTCACCGTCTGCAACCTCGTCCCAGTCCTCGGGGAGGAGGTCGTCGGGATCACGGTCTAGCCGGACGTCGGAGAGATCGTCTTCGTTCAACGACTGATCACCAGAATTGGCATGTCAGTTGCCGTCACGACGGCGTCATCTCGCTCATCAAGCGGCATGAAATCGTCTTCGTGGAACGCCTGCTCCTGATCGGGGCCGTTCGTGGTCAGCCGAGGCTCGTTGCGGATTTCCTCAAAGATCAGCCCAACGATGCCGGGCGCCTCAGTCCAAGGCTTGCCCCCAAGTTCCGAGGACCCCATAACGATATCGCGGATCGTGTAGATACCACCGGTTACCGGCACATGCTCGGGGCAAAGCTCCGGCGGGATATCGGGAAACCACACAGCCTCGGCGGGCTTCGTGCAGACGACGCGCATGCCGATCTCGAACATCAGGCGGCTCCGCTCGTGATGGCGTCCATCGCGGCCTTTAGCTCATCGACTCTGTCGGAAAGCTGCTGGTTCTCGCGGGCGTAGCTGTCGCAGGCGCGCTCGGCGCTTCGGAGGTGCATCGCGATTGCCGCATCCAATCGCTTACGGGCTTCACTGGCGGCGTTCGCGGCCTCGGATGAGGCTTGGGTGCCAATTCCAAGCTTGCCCTCTCTCAGGGCTCGCAAATGGAAAATGTCGATTGCCGCTGCGATGTCGGCCGGGATGGTCTCGGGCATGGCGAGGTCCGGCGAAGGCTAGCGGAATTTGGTGGCAATGCGGGCGGGCTACTCGCCACGGGTCATCTGAGGAGACCAAAGCGAGCCCGACCGAGGGCGGCGGGGTATCCCCTCATGGCCCTATGCGCGGAAGGCACTGCCTTTTGGCCCGCACAACGTCGTGGCGAGAATTATAGAAGCGCCAATCGATATGTCAAGCATTGATAGGCACTGTCTATCAAAGTTAGGCTCGGCGAAGGGCTGCCGGCGCCTTGTGCATCGGGCGATCAAGGTTCTCGACCGTTTCCAACGACACCTCGACCAGCGCCATGCCGCCGAAGACCGAGGTCAGGATCCGGAAGCGCCCTCGCCCGTCGTTGTCGTTGTCGGCCGTGCCGGTAGCGCCTGCGAAGGGGCCTTCGGTGATCTGGATCCGGTCGCCCTTCGCGACGGCTGGCAGGGCTGCCAGACGCTGAGCCTCGGCAGTGCGTGCCTCTCGGAAGGCGATCAGGCTCTGGCGCTTGCGCTCGTCAAACCAGCCCTCGCGCTCCTCGTCAGCCATGGGGGCGATGCCGCCGAGCGTGCCGTTCGCCGTCGTGTAGCGGATCGGCATCGGGACGGGGTAGCCGTTGTTGCCGAGGCAGGACAGGACGCCGATCGGCGACGCCGGCTGGTGCCGAGGCTTGATCGTCGGGCCCCAGGCATCAGGCAGGACAGGGTAGTCTGCGCCTGCCGCGTCCGTCCGCCATTCGGGGTGCGGCAGGTGCGCGAAGAGGTAACCTCTGAACAGGGGCCGCTGCAGCTCGGTCAGGTACAGGTCCCTGCCCTTTCGACGCCGCTCCCAATAGGTCTCGGTCGGCACGTAGCTCGGGATGCCGGCCTCGCTGAGCCCATCCTGGCAGCGGTACTCGCCCTGCGGTACGGTGATGAGGCAGTACCAGCCCTTGCCGGCCTCCTTCTCGATCACGGGCGCTGTGCGACGCTCGTCGTGCTCAAGCGGGATCTCGTTGGCCTTGGCCTTCGGCTGGTTGTCGTTGTCCGGCTTGGAGCCGAGGTGCTTGCCGTACAGTCGGGCGCCCATGGTCTTACTCCGCTGCGTGATGATGCTGGATCTTGGCGCCGACGTACCAGCACCAACGAGGGGCCTCGACCCATTGCCGGTCGCCGATGAACCAAAAGAAGCTCGGCGTCGGATAGCCACTGACAGGCTCATCCGGGTTGGCCCCGATGGAGAGGCAGTAGGCGCGGGCGTTGCGCTCTTGAGGGGTCACGCTTCGCTCCTAGAAGGGTATGTCGTCGTCCAGATCCGCCTGCGTTCCGCGGCCGATCGGGATGATCTCGATGTCGCGCTTGCGGACGGCGCCGATGGCCTCCAGCACGATGAAGGTCTTACCGGGATGCAGGCGGGCAAGCCGCTCGGCCTCGCGAGTGGCAGCATGCGCGGATGGATGCTGCCACGTCGGCTGCCCCTGGCCGAGGCCGTAGACCATCCAGAACGGGTTCATTTCACTCACGCTCTCACTCCCTCGCTCTCTTGAGATCTCGCTTTGGCTTCGGCTTCTCTTAGGGTGGAGAGAGCTTGAAGACGGTCAGCGTGGGCGGTGCCGGCTTCGCGGGTTCGGTTGCCGGCGCTGGCCTCGGACAGCTCGGCCACGATCTCGGCAAAGCGGCGGGATACCTCGGCCCGCTCCTCATCGGTCGGCGGGGTGTAGATCTCGGCATCCAGCACCGCGTTGATCTTCGCGCGCTCGTACTGCGCTTCTGCGATGAGGCGGCGGCAGACAGCGGCGATCTCGCCGGGCTTGGGGGCATGGATCCCCTCCCCCTGATCGGCCGCCAGAAACTGCGCACAGGCCGCCTCTACGGCCCAGGCGGGGTACTTCGTCAGCGTGACAAGGAACGCCTTCTTTTGAAGCTTCCGCGTCTCATCATCTACGTTCGGAACTGCCATTACCGACCGCAGCATCCCAACGGCTCGGACGATGACCGCCGCGTCACAGGGCTGAAGCCGCTCATCGAGGTGTTGGCGCCGATCGACCAAGACCGCACGCTGCTCGGCGGACGGCTCATCGGCCGCCGACAAGGCGCAGCGCCGGAACTCGCCAGGGATCGGCTCCAGCTTGTTGTGCAGCCGGCTCGTCAAATCTGCGACCGCCCGGCTCACCGGAACGATCCCACGGGCCTGCGTCACGGCTGAAAGGGCGGTTGTCATAGCGGCCTCCGGTGAGTTCGGCGTTCGCTTCGATGGCCTCGGCGGCCCAGAAATCGGCGGGCTTTGGCGGCGGGCGTTGCTTCTGGCGAGCATCACGTCCCGAGAACTTCACGTCGTTCCGGCACCACGTGCGCCACGCCGCCAGCCAGTCGGCCATGATGGTGCCCTTGCCGGCGTGGTAATCGATGAACTGCGGCCAGATCACCGCCGCGCGGCTGGGCTCAACGCCGGCCTTGCGAGCCGCTGCGGTCTCATCCTCTGCCAGCAGCCAAGTCGGCTTGATCTTCGTCCGCCTCGGGCTCGGCGCCGCAGGCGCGCTCTCCGAACGAAGTGAGGAGATATCTTGAATGAGTTCAGTGCCTTTAATGTCTTCTTCTTTGCGTCGCGGGTGCGTCGTAGGTGCGTCGGAGGTGCGTCGCGTGTGCGTCGGCACGTCGGCTTCGGGTAGGCTAACCCGTTGAAAACGGTCGTATTTTAGGATCGTTATGTGCGTCGCTTTTTTGTCAGCGGCCGCACAGATAATTTCACGCGAAATCAGGCGTCCGAGGTAACGGCGAACGCGAGCCTCAGACCACGACCATTTCTCTGCGAGGAAGCGGGTGGAGAAGGCGCACTGGCCGCGCGCAAGGTCGATGGCGCCGCTCCCGACACGGATGCGCATCGGCTTCCAAGCGGCCTGCCCAACGAGCCAAATGAACGCCTCTCGCTCGCTGAACTCGCCATCGGCAAAGTCAGGATCCGACCAGATGCCGCGGTCTACCGCGAAGACGCCGCGCTCGCTCATGATGTCGCCTTCGACCAGCGCTTGCAGGCGGGGGACCGGCCGAGCACATCGCTGCAGTGGCCTCCGGTCCAGTAGGACTTCATCAGCTCGCACTTGAGATACGTGCGGGCTAGGCGATGCCGGTAGAGATGATCGCAGGAGCCGCAGGTCTCGCCAGCAGGCCCAGTACCGGGCAGCGCAGCGTAGCCCTTAGCAGTGCCGACGCCGCGCATCTTCTTGCGCTCGGCCGGCGTCAGCGCGCGATCCTGAATGAAAGCGAGCATGTCGGTCATGCGGCTTCCCCGTCAGTTGCCGGGTGCTCATGAGGGAAGTTCAGGCGCGCAACCGGTCCAAAGAACGCCAATGCTGCCTTGTCATAGGCGCGGGCAGCCTCCTCAGGAGTTTTGAACCATCCGAGGTAGCGGCGCTCGGGGTCAGCTATACGCGCCTGATAACCAATGCGATGGTTGCGTTCGCGTTTTTTCTGCACGCCTTTGTAGCCGTTCGCATTCTTGCGTGCTGAATTGCGACAGTTCTCGCTTCGCGTCGCTGCCCTCAAATTGTCCCGTCGGTTGTCAAGCGTGTTGCGGTTCTTGTGATCTACGTCCCCGCTGATGGCCTGCAACGCTTCGCGATGGAGGTGGATGGTCTGGCCTGTGCTGAAGCACGTTTCACCCACGCGCCGACTACGGCGGGCATAGTACTGGTGCTGAGGGTTTGTCCCCGCCATCCAGTGAGATGCTTCAAGAAGGTGCCGGTCTAAAGGGGAAACCAGCGTGACAAAGCCTTTTGTCAAAGGGGACCACGAGTGATCACCGCATGCGCAGTCATGTACGACCGGTGGGGAGCTACGCCGCCGCATAATCCACCTCGCTAAAAAGGTCTGCAGCGGTATCGTCGCTGGGCTTGGCGGGAGGAGACGGGCAGTCGCGACGCGCGATCTCAGCCTCGGCAGAGGCGATGCAGGACGGGTCGGCGCAGGTGAGTACCCCCGCCGTCGTCAGCGTCTCTCCGTAGCCGTAGCAGGAGCGCTGGCCGCAGAAGTGACACCAGCGCTCAAGACGGGCGCGGGCGGCGTGCTCCTGCTGCCAACCGATTGACGACAGGTTCTCCGTTCGGAAGAACAACCCGGCCGGCCCCGGCTGCGTTGGGTCGAACGGCCGCTTCATGCGGCACCCGTGACTGCCACATAGCTCTGCGCATTGCCGTCACCGAACAGGCCGGCGTCGCATGGAACGATCAGACCGCTTTCGACGGCCTGGCGTGCCGAAACCGGGCCGCACTCAGACCCGCTCGGCTCAAACCACCACATCAGAACTTCATCGGTCTCGCCGATGGCCCGCGGCCGGTAGGCCTTGCAAAGCATCTCGCCGGCTTTCAGACGGTCAATGACGCGAGCAACCCGCTTCGGAAGCGGCTTCGGCTCATCAGCCTTACGCTTAGACTTGCTCATGCCGCGTCCTTTCTGATGCTGAACCGGTTCTCTCGTCTGGCAGCGGCAGCATTGAGCTGCGCCAGCACCTCGTCGCTGCCAGTGGCCGCATCCCACTCAGGGTCGGCGCCGGGCATGCGGTGAGGCTTGTAAAGTGGCTCCCAAGGCGCCTTGCGCATAAGCCGCAGATAAACTTCGATGACGCGCTCTCGCGTGTCTGTCTCCAGACAGGCGCGAAACTCTCCCGCTAGTCCTGAGCGCTTCCAGGCCTTGCAATGACCATCGCTGTAGCGCGAGATAGTTAGGTAGCCAGCCTCAAATTCAGCTAGATAATCGGCGGTTCCGGCGAGGATGGTCATGCCTCCCTCCGGACAATGAGGCTGTCGTTGGAGGGAAGACGCCAGTCTCGGACGGCCTGACGGGCTTCCTCCACCGAGCGGACGACTTTGACTGGGTGCCCGAGATCCTGAAGCGCATCATGGCACTTCTCCTGATCCTCGGACGGAACTTCCTTCCGAACACCCTTCACGATCGGCGGCTTGACTTCCAGGAACCAAATGCTCGGCGGGAAGTCGGCGGGTCCGATGATGTCGAGATCAGGCCAGCCAGCGATAGCTCCCATGCGCTTCTCACGGCGACCCTGCTGCATGCTGCGGGGCTTGTTCGGCGTGTGCTTGACCCGCCAACCGTGCGGCAGCGTTGTGCGCAGGTAATCGAGGATCGCGACATGAACCGGGGCTTCCCGATCCACCCTGGCGCGCTTCTTCGCTGCGTCGGCTCGGCGCTGCTGCAAAGCTATGGCAGATGATGCGACCATGGGGCCTCGTGCTGTGAGGATTAGAAGGGGCTCGGCGGGACGAGCATCGGGAAGCCGAGGCGCGACGCCCGCTCGACAAAGGCCGCGTAACGATGCGCGCGGCCGTACATCTCCAGCGCGCAGACGTACTTCTCGACCGTCCGGCGGTTGAAGCCGGTCATCTCAGCGATGACCCGCACCGGCACGTTCTGGCTGTACAGCTCGCGCATGCGGCGCACGTCGCTGGTCATCAGTTGACGCGGCGCGCTAATCATTGCCCGTCCTTGTCCACCAGACGAGCCACCACGGCAGGGACTTTCCCTGCTCGCGATACTGAACGGCCCGCGTCCACATCCAGGCGTCCAGTCGTGCCTTGAGCCATCGCATGCTCCCCCCTCCCGAGCGCGAAGAACCGCGCCCTCTGAAGATCCGCTTCCGCCTCCCAGCGCTCGCATTCGCGGGCGTAGCGCTCCTGGATGGCGAGGTACGTGTCAGCGTCGGGCCGCACCGGCTGACGGCCTAAGAACTTGCGGACCCAAGATCCGCTTTCCCCGATCTGCCGGCCCACGTCGTCGTAGGCGTGCATCTTCGACCCCACGCGGCGCGCAGCGCGCTCAACGAGGGCGGAGAGGATCGGAAGGGTGGCGCTAGCTGCGCTTTGCATTGTCCGTTTCCGGCCAAAATCTGTCCGCCACACGACAGGGCTCCATGGTCGATTGCTGGTCGACACGGAGGAGCCGCAGATGGCCGGACTCGACAGGAAGGGGGGTACGCGACGTGACTACAGTGACCGCGCATGGACCTCGCTGGACCATGAATGTGCGGTTCGAGAGAGCGGGCGTGCGTACAGACCGTGCAAGGTCCACGACCGTCCGCATGTGAGCGAGCGTCCGGGCTGCAACCCGTCCAATCGCAAAGAGGATGGAAAGTGATGGCGAAGGGATCATTGCGATACCTCCGCCCAATCGGCGGCCCACAGAAGCTCAGCCGCCGCAATCGGGCAGTCGGGCTTGGCGACATCCAAGCCCTCAAAGATCGCCTGCACCTTGTGTACGGCGAACCAGACCGACGAGTGATCTCGGCGGCCGATACGATGACCGATCTGAGGCAGGCTCAGCAGGGTGTAGTTCTTGGCGATCCAGCAGAGGATGTGCCGCGCCTTGATCTGATGCGGCCGGCGACGATGCGCAGCGATCTCCAAGGCAGAGACGCCAGTGACGGCAACGACGATGGCCGTCAGGCGCTTCATCGGGAACGGCTTCTGATCCTCAAAGTCCTCCGGGCGAACGGGCTTCGGAGGGAGGAAGCCCTTCTCGCCTATCTCCGCCTCCGTCCTCGGCTTCGGAGCGGGCGCCTTGATCGAGCCCTGAGGCTTCGGGACGGACTTCAGATGCGGACCGCGCACCAAGGCCATATCGACGAGCGGCGCCTTTGGGCGATTGTCGCCGAAGCTCACGCGAGCGGTCTCAAAGGGACGGAAGCCAGACATTCAACCGATCTCCGATCCGTTGGCTTCGGTGACAGCGCACAGCTCAGCGAGACGGCGGGCCATGAGACGGGCGCGCTCGACCGGAATGGCGGTGCTGACGTAGTGGCGCCCCCGGTTGCCGAGCTTGACGACGTAGATCCGGCCGTGGGCGGCGATGAAGCGGATCTGGCCGCCATCCGCCGTCTCGAGGACGTGCTTGAAAGTCGTCTCAGCCGTATCAGTGAGAGCGGACATGCTAAGCCGCCCCATGAGTAGCGCGCTGCGCGGAGGCAGCCGCGAAGGCGACCGAGTTGCCGCGCTTCAGATACCGGACGACCCGAGCTGCAACGTGCTCGTCCTGCGTGCGCGCCGTGTGCTCGTAAAGTTCGAACAGATGGTCCGGCACCCAGGCTGGGACCTCGACAGGCTCCCACGTCTTGAACCGGATCAGCCGATCGTTCTCCAGATCGTTGCGCTGGCCCTGGAACGCGGCCTCGCCTCGGGTCGTCTTCACCTTGACGCCCTTCGGGGGACGCAAGCCGAAGCAGGCGCGCTCAACGATGTTGACCGAGGTGCCCAGACGCTCGGCGATGATCGGGTAGGACACCCATTCGGTTTCGCGGATGCGGCGGATCTCAGCACGCAGAGCCACAGAGCCCGGAACAACCGACCGATGGGTGTTGATCACCTTGGCGACGTCAGAGCCCTTGAGCCCCGGCGCACGGCCGAACCGGCGGAACTTCTCAGCGACCCGTGTCGGGTTGTAGCCTTCATCGTAGAGGGCCTGCGCTTCGGCGATATCGGAGGGCGACCAGATCATCACTCGGCTGCCTCGCGTATGTGCGCGCCTACGTGCGAGGCGGCGCGATGGTAGGCGGTGCGATACAGGTCGAGCAGAGCTTCCTGCTCGGCCGCCTTGGCGCTGTCCTTCTCGGCCTTCCGGATCTCACGGACGAGCGCGCCCATGGCCGACTTGTCGAAGCCGTCCGAGCGAGCCTCGGCGTAGATCTCCTTCTTCGCCTCATTGAGGTCGTCCTGCTCCTGATGGACCCGCAAGATGCGGTCGACGTAGGAGCGCAGGACGCGATCGGCTGTGCCGTCGAAGGGCTCGTCGGACATCAGCCGGCCATCCGAGCGAGCAGCAGGAACAGCAGGCCGATGCTGGCGAGGCTGAAGAGAACGTCAGCTCCGACGGACAAGGCAGCCACGTGGCCGCTCTTCACCACGAAGGCCGAGCCAAGCAAAGCTGATGCGAGGCACCAGCAGCCAATGAACGTGAGGACAAGCCAAGTCACGCGGCAGCTCCCGAGCGAGAGGATGAAGCAGAGCCCCGAGATACGCCGGCCATGCGCCACAACTCGTCGGGGGCACGGAGCCCCTTCGACTTCAAAGCATCGCGTATCGCGACGTAGGTGTTGGCCGGAAGGCGGTCCGTAGCGGTCCAATTCCAGACCGCGTTCTCTGTCAGATCGAACATGGCAGACACCTTGCGGGCGCCGCCAAGGGCCTTCACGACAGCTCGAACATCAGGGAGTGCCTTGCTCATGCCAATGACGTTACCAAAGCAAATTGGGTACGGCAAGCCCGAAAAGGCCTTGGTAGAGCAAAATTCCTTGGGTGCGCATAATTCGCGCATGCCAAAAACGTCGAAGATCCGGGCTGAGGATGTGGCCGCCATCGCGGCGCGGCTTAAGGCTCTCCGTGCGGCGACGGGCTTAAGCCAGGAGGCCTTCGCCAAGCAGGTAGGGCTTGGCTACAAGCAGTGGGGCAACTTTGAGAGTGCGAGTGGCCGCATCGGATTGGATGCCGCACTCACCCTCACGCGCGAGCTGAAGGTGCCGCTGGACTGGATCTATCTCGGCGAGGAAGCCTGGCTCCCGGCCGGCTTGAGAGACAAGATCCGGCAGAAGATGGCCGCGCAGGAAAGCGACGAGCAGGACGACAAGGCTACCCGCGCCTGACGAACGGCACGACGTCGGGCGGCTCGCCGCCTCGCGGAGCCTCAGGTTCCGACTCGATCCATGCGTAAGGCATGTTGCGGTGCCACTTCACCAATTCCTGCATGTAGGCGATCACCTGATCAGCCTCGTCTAGGTCCGTCGGGACCTGCAGAAAGAGACCCATGGCGAGCCGCTTGAGGGCCGCATCGTCGGTCGTCTTGGGCGGGTCCTTTCGTGGCATCGCTCACCCTTCTGTTCCGCAAAAGTTCTAATTCAAAACGGCGGGAAGTCCATGCCTGTCATGGCTGTCATCCAGGATCGATTGCCTACAGCTCGCGACCTGCCGAATATGTGCGCGCCCAAGAAAATTTGGTGAAAGGGCTTGCGCTACCCAAGCAGCCTGGGTAAGTTAGGGTCATCGCAGCCGCCCTGGAGCGAAGCCGATGACCCCGCCTCCCGCCGACCACATCATTCTCGCTCTCGGCATCATCGCCCCCTGTCTGACGCTCGTCGGGGTGTGGGCTACCGTCGATACGGCTCGACTTTTGGCCGAGTACCGTCGCGACTGCCCCCAACTTACGGGTAGCAAATTCGGTTGCACGGCTACCGAGGGTAGAGTTTACGACTCAGCCGATCTGTACGCCATCAAATGTGAAATAAGCGAGCGCGGGGAGGTGCTGTGATGCCCTCCCCGCAGTTCCCGGACGGGTATTGGGCCGTTGAAGGCCGCAACGAGTATCGCGAACCTTGCTTCGTTCTTCACAACGTCAGGTTTGGAATTCTATCGGATCACGACTGTTTGGCGGAAGCTGTTTTCGCCGCGCAGGACCATGCGGATGAATTAGCTGACGAATACTCGGCCGAAGGGGCGGATATTGCAGAGGCGGCCTTTAATAGGAGCCTCGACAGCATACACGCCATGATTGCCGGCCTGATCGTCCAGCCGCTTCCTGGCGACGATGAGGCTCGGGGTGAGCAGCGTGCGGTTCGGGCTGCTTTGGCGGCCATCAATGCGATCGGCAAGGCGCCAGCTGCTGCGATCCTCGCTGAGATCGGGGAGGCCGCCTGATGACCAGCATCCTCGGTCTAATAATTTGCTTCTGCTGGGGCATGTTTGCCGCAGCAATGGGCCATGTTGTCTTCTACTCGCTCGGCGACACCCTAGTGGTCATTCTGCCGTGCTTCGCGTTTGGACCAGCGATCAGGTGTTGGTCGCGGGAATTCTCGGGGGGCAACAATGCCCTTCGCTGACATCGGAACGTCTAAGCGCCTCGCGATGTCTCAAGGCCGCATCCTGCGGATCTGGGAAGCTAGCAAGGGCATCTGCTGCCTCTGCGATAAGCCCATCCAAGGCACCAAAGACACTTGGTACGTCGAGCATATCCGAGCCCTGGAGCTAGGGGGCAAGGACACCGACGATAACTGCGGCCCGGCTCACTACACCTGCAAGTCGGCCAAGGACGCTGACGACCATTCTCGCGCCGCCGAGGCGAAGCGCGAGAAGGCTGCCGAGCTTGGGATACCTAAGCGCAGCACGATCAAGTCGGCCGGCTTCAAGAAGTCGGCTCCGCGCCGTCCCGCGACGACGCCCCTCAACAAGTGGACCGGTCCAGCTTTCCCTTCTCGCTGAAGAAGGACGCTTCGATGCTCCTCAATCTAGTCCCTGGGCTGATCTGCTTCGCCTTCGCAGCCCGGATCTTTTTCAACCTCCTGATCGGATTTTGACCATGTGCTATTTGGTTTCTCCGTCCGACGATGCCCCCGAGCCACGCAACCTGCCGAACCGGCTCAGCCCCGTTCGCCTGCGCCGCGAGCGTGACGACCTCCACAACCTGACGGGCGATGTCGTCCGCATGCTGGAGGGCCATCAGGCCGGCGACGCTGGCTTCACGGGCGCCGGCACTCGCCTGACCCTGGCCGCGACGCTGAACGCCCTTGAGGGCTTCATCCAGCGCGTCCGTGATGTCGAGGCCGAGGTTCTTCCGCGTCCTGTCGGTTCTGACCGGCTGCCGGCTGTCGCTTCTGTCGGGAGCCTCTAGTCATGGCTCAGCACACTCCTGGCCCTTGGTACTTTGGCGACGACGAGCTGACCTCCGGCGTCCCCGTCATCCCTATACGTGGCGCCGATCACAGGACCGTCGCCGAGGTCGTTTCCACATTTGTCGACAAAGGCGATGTCGATTTCGCGATTACAGATCAGGATCGCGCCAACGCCAGCCTGATCGCAGCCGCGCCCGAACTCCTGAAACAGTTGAAGGGGCTCCTCGGCTTCGCCAGCTTCGTCATCAACGAACTCGACATCGATACCGAGTCGACTGAGGTCATCCTCAAAGCCAACGGCGAGGACGTGGCCAAGGTGCCGCTTTCGGTGGTGCTGAACAACAGCAAGGTCGCCATCGCTACTGCGGAGGGACGGTCGTGAGCGGCTTCGTCCTCTCTCAGACGCATGAGGACTTCTTCGCTGTGCTCCACGAGGGCCGGCGGGTCGCCATCCTCTTCCCGGCTCGCCCCTACGTTCGCGCTGACATCTGGCCGGCTCAGCAGGCGCTGCCGTGGTCGCTAATGCCGGATCCGGAAGCCTTCCCGGACCCGGCCTGCACCGGCTTACCGAGCCCGCTCAGCCCCGCTGGCAACCGGTTCGACAGCCTGTCCGAGGTTCTGAGCTTCCTCGGCATCGAACAGCGTGCGGAGGCGCAGGCCGCATGACCCTCACCGACAACGATATTGCGGTGCTACGGGCCATGGAGATGCGAAGCCCAGACTTCGGCTTCATGAGCTTCGGTGCCATCGCCAGGGATAGCGGCGTCGATCGAAAGGCCATCCGCCGGATTGTCCGGAAACTGGCGCGCTATGGGCTCGCCGAGTTCAGCAGTGGCCTTTGGACCGATGACGGCCGTCCTGCGGGCGCCGGCTATGCGATCACATCAGCGGGCCGCGCCGAAATCCCATTCGATGCTTCGTTCTACGCCGGTACGGGGCAGGCGGCATGACTCCCGTCTATTGCCACGATTGCGATTGGGTCGCCCCATCATCGCGCATCGAGACCAAGCCTTGGCGATACCGCTGTATGAAGGCGCCGACGCGAGCCGGCTATGCCTTCGTGCATCCCAAGTATTCGCCAGATCCGCCGTATTTACTTTGCGAGCGCCGGAACTTCGACGGCAAATGCCCTGATTTTCAGCCCCGCCGTGTCGCAGATGAGGAGACTGCATCGTGATTGAGAGCAGCCCATCCATCGGCGAGCTTTGCAAGGCGCTCCACGGCGCCCAGGGCGTGCTGACCGGCGTCGTGAAGGACGCCAAGAACCCGCACTTCAAGAACCGCTACGCCACCCTGGAGGCGGTTCTCGATACGGCGCGGCCCGCCCTCCAAGCGAACGGTCTGATCGTATCCCAGGCGCCCGGCCGGATGGTCGACGGCTGCGTTGAGATCACCACCATGCTCGCCCATGTGTCGGGCGAATGGATGCGCTCCACGCTGCACGTGCCTCTCGCCAAGCGGGATCCGCAGGGCTTGGGCTCCGCGGTCACCTACGGCCTGCGCTACGCCCTGATGGCCGCCCTCTGCGTGCCGCCGACCGATGACGACGGCGAGGCCGCGATGCCCAGCCGGCAGATTGAGCGACCAGCCGAGCGGCCGGCGCCGCGCACGAACGGCCACACGGCATCTGAGCCAACCGCCTCTCAGCTCATGGCTCGGGAGATGTCCTCTCGGCTCTGGAAGGTGTCCGGTGAGGCCGCCGTGAAAGTCGTCACGGGCGATGAAACATTCCGGCAGCAGTTCCGTGACCTCGATGAGGAGGACCGCCAGCGGGTCGGCGAACTCATCAAAGAGCGGAGGGCAATCGCGTGAGCGGCGATCGCCACACCCTCCGCATCGCCAACGAGGCCGTGCGCGCCAAGGCCCTGCACTGGATCAGCAAGGCGCCGATCGGCTGGCTCGTGGAGTTCTCCGCGCCACGCCGGACAGATGAGCAGTCCCGTCGCATGTGGGCCATGCTGGGGGATATCTCCAAGCAGGTTGAGCACTTCGGCCTGCACTACGAGCCGGAAGCGTGGAAGCTGATCGCGCTCGCCGCCCTCGGCAAGGAAGTGCGGATGGCCCCTGCCCTTCACGGCAACGGCCTAGTCCCGCTCGGCATCAGCACGCGCCGGCTCACTAAGGCCGAGATGTCGGATCTGATCGAGCTTCTTTTTAGCTGGGGCGCCGAGCGCGGCGTCATCTGGTCCGACCCTTCCCTGATCCAGCCCCATGACAGGAGGGCTGCATGACCAAGTCAAAAGGTCTCTACGAGCGACACGGCATGCGGCGTACCAAGATCTATGCGGTCTGGCGTTCGATGCGATCACGATGCGAGAATGCAAACGCCGAGTTCTATGCGGATTATGGCGGTCGTGGCATCACCGTTTGCCCTGAATGGAAGAAATTTAGCGCATTCTACCGAGATATGGGCGAGCCGCCCGAAGGCATGACGCTGGAGCGCCGCGACAACGACAAAGGTTATTCGCGCGAGAACTGTCGGTGGGCCACACGCGCGGAGCAGTCAAGAAATCAGCGCAGCAACCTGCGGATCACCATCGGTGATGAGACGCTGCCGCTAGCAGATTGGGCCGTTCGATACGGCATCAAGTACGCCACAGTCCATCAGCGGATCCGCAAGGGATGGCTGCCGTACTTCGCCGTCACAACGCCACTCGTCACGAAGCGGAAGGGGATCCCCCGTGGCGAGCGTGTCGGCACTTTCGGCGCCGACCCAACCTTGATCCAGCCTGAGCAACCCGCCGCTCGGAGGGCCGCCTGATGTTCTGGCTCGGCCTCGTCTGCGGCATCGGCCTCTCCATCATCGCCGCCCTCTGCATCGGCTTCCGGGATGCTCGTCGAGATCTCCGCGAGGAGGACGCGATGCTTGAGGCGGATCGTCGGTTTCGTGAAGAGCAGGACCGATGAGTGTGCTCCTTCTCATCGCCCTCGGCGTAGCGCTCGCCCTGCTGCCGTCGCTCCTTGTGATCGCTCTGATCACCATCGCCTCACTGCGTCGGGATCGGAACGAGGGCAATTCCCAGCCGGCAGCGGATGACGTCGCGCCTGTCGTGGTGGGGCGAGCTGAGATCGGCTGCCTGGTCGCATCGAACGATCGGAGGGCGGCGGCATGATGGCTGAGCCCGATTTCGTCTGCGTCGTGTGCCGCCGCGACATCGAGATGCGCTGGCACCGTCGCAACGGCCGCGACCGCGTCGTCCCGCCGGTCTGCCGGCACTGCGAGAGCACCTACGGCTCGCGGCCACCGCAGGCCGGCGACTTCATGGATCGTCGCAAGGCGGTGCAGGTCTCTGCGCTCGCTGAAGCCCTGCGCACCGCCGCCGCTCATCAGAAATGGGGAGGCCCTTATGGCCGCTCGTGATTACGAGGTGGCGCCCGTCACCGAGGGCTTGCAGCTTGACAAGATCATCACCGGGCTGGCGGGCGATCTGGAGGAGCTTCGCGCCGGCCGGATCAGCGTCAACGACGCTATCGCCCGCAGCATGCTCGCCAAGCAAATCTTCAACGGCGTTCGCCTCTACCTGAACGGCACGAAGATGCTGGCCGATCAGGCCCGCGAGGTGAAGGCCATCAAGCCCGGAGAGCGGGCATGATCGCCGACCTTCCTTACCTCGCCCTGGCTCTGCTCGCCTTCGCCGTGCCGACGAGCATCACCCTTTGGCTTGACCCGCATGTTCGGGCGGCCGGCGCTCGGAGGTGGCGGCGATGACCCACGCCTTCGCCATGCGCTCCTGCCTTCAGCAGATCTACCGGCATCGGACGATGGGAAAGCCGCCCGGCCGCCCAGTCAACTACGCCAAGCATCAGCAGCTCGTGACGGCTTTCGAGGCTGCGAAGGCCAAGGGCGACTATGCTCTCGACCGCCTCGTGATCCGAGAGGGCTACGCGTCGAGAGACAGCCTGACGAAGGCCTACAAGCTCGCGAAAGCCGCTCTCACCCGTCGTGTTTCAGAAGCCGACCGCTCCGGCGGAGAGAAGGAAATCGGGCGATGAGCGAGAGCGCCACAGCAAAGCCCGTCCGCCTCTACGAAGTGACCGTCAGCATGTGGGGGCAGTCCTACATGCGCCCCGTGTCGGCCCGGTCGCCGGCCGCCGCCCGGTATCGCGCCTACCTCGACGCGGACCTGAGCATGCCGTTCCGCGAGTACCTGCGGGCCGCGAGCGTGCGCTTGTCGGCTGGGTCACCGGCTGACGACGGCTACGGCTACATCCGCCGGGCCTATAAGGTCGACCCACGCATCGGCCAGCGCGTCACCCTCAGGAACGAGGGCAAGGACTGGGAAGGTCGCGAAGGCGAGATCGTCTACCCGGGTGCGTCCCGGCAGTACGTCCATGTGATGTTTGACGACCTTGATAACCCTGTCGTCGTGCATCCGCTCAGCATCGTGTTCCCGTCTCCTTCCACCCCGGTGATCGGCGAAGGAGAACAACAGAGCGCGTCCTAACGGACCGAGCTTTCGTCCTTCGGAGAGTGACCATGGATGAACAATGGCGTGAGATACCTGGCTATGAAGGTCTATACGAAGCCTCAGACGCCGGTCGTATCCGGAATAGCAAATCCGGTCTCATCCTGAAACCATACGCACGCGGCCTGTACCTTTGTGTGAGCTTGTTTGGCCCTTCAGGGCGGAAAACCCCTGAGGTCCACCCGATCATTCTGAAGACGTTCGTGGGGCCGAGACCTTCGGGATTGGTGGCGGCCCACCTCGATGGGAAAGGCACGAACAACTGCCTTTCGAATTTGGCTTGGGTCACTCCGGCAGAAAATGAAGCCCATAAGCTGATACATGGCACTCACAACAGAGGCAGGAGATCGCCTCACGCTAAGTTTACGGATGAACAGGTCGCAATAATCCGAGAGATCTGTGCGCTTGGCGTTTCTGCCAACAAATTAAGCATTCTACTTGGCGTCTATGTATCTACAATAGCCGACATTGTCGGCGGCGAAACTTACCAGCCCGATCAAGCCCTTCGGTCTTGACCTATCGGCTTCAATCTCTCGCGCACCAACGGAGAAGTCTTATGGATATTTTTGGCGCCTTTGCTCGCGGTGAGGCCGCACGGCGCGCGGGCAGCAGAATGATGGTCTTTGATTGGGACAAGGCCGCCCGGATCATCAAGGAACGGGGCGCAACGGAGGCCAGTGCCGGGCTATCTGAGGATTGGGAATATACTGGCGGTGAAATTCTGAGCGACGGCAAGCCCGTCCCAAAAGAGGATACATACGTCTATCTCGCCAGTTTGTGGGCTACGCCTGAGCTGGATATCGATGGCGATCTCATTGATTGCTGGAAGTACCAAGAGGAAACCCCGGGCTGGGACGAGAACACTTACTGGCCGCAGTCCGCGCTTGAACTTGCCTTTGAGAGCGGTGAGGGCCGCGCCAAGGATGGAAGCGGCGAAGCCGGCGCGACCGCAGGGCGCGATCCGAAGGACGACAGCCTGATCGCCGAAGGCGAGGCGCCATGAACATCTCCCTCCCTTTCTATCCAGAGGGGCGCGGAGCAGAGCGCCTTACCGAGAAGTCCCATCCCTTCAGAGAGACCGGAGAATAGGGCCATGTTGAACATCCCGAACCTCGACAAGCTCATCGCGCATCTGGAGGCGCAGCCGCCGGAGCGGATCAATATGGCTTTCTGGACCACGGAGCGGACTGGCTGTGGTTGTTACATTGCCCATGGGCGTGAGGTTTTTCCATACGAGGGGATTGAGGCAATCGGGTTGCCGACCCGGCTTTACGAAAAGCTCTTTAATCCGCCTGGCCACTACGACGAACGATACGGCGTCAAGCGCTACCCCGCCCACCGCGTCATCGCCACCCTCAAGCGCCTCTGCGACCACTACCTTGCCACGGGCGAGGTCGTCGTCGACTGGGGACCTGAGCCGACCGCTGGCGAGCCCTGGGCCGCTCCGCAGGCGATTGAGCTGACGCCGCCGGCTCTTCCTGCCGAGATCACCCGGCTTCTCTCCGCTCCGTCCGACACGACAGAAAGCGCAGGGGTTGCGGGGGAGGCGGTCAATGGGTGAGGCCCGCCGGAAGACGATCTTCGTCGCCGAGATCAACGCCACCGAACTGACCCTTCGGATCGCTGAGATCGCCATCGGCCTCAAGCGCCCGCCCGGTCGGGACGCCGCTCAGTGCCTCGCCGACCTGCGAGCCGAGCAGCCGCAGTTCTGCGCGACCTTCGACCGGATGGCCCAGGCAGCCGCCGAGTACGTAACCGAGTGCATTCGAAGCGGGAGCCGTCCGTCATGACCACCATTCCGTCCGGTGAAGCGTTCACGAAGGTCCTGCGCGACGTCTACGGGCAGGGCTGGGACCACGCTGTCAAAGAAGGTTCCGCATCAGAGCAGGAGTATCAAGACAAGCGCGACGCCTGGATCCGCCAGTACCTCGCGCGGATGCCCGTGGCTGTCCCGGCTCAATCCACACATCGAGACTCGATGCCCTACTCGCTACAGGCTGGCGAGGGCGGAACATTCCTTAATTCTGAGGCCGGGCAACTGTTCATCTGCGCCGATGTCGACACCGTGCGTCGGTGTCTTGCTGCGATCGCCGCTGCACCCGTCTCCTCAAGCGGGGATGGGGATGGTGGTGAACTGGAACGGCTGAGTGCCAAGGCCACGAGCGGCGAGTGGTCTGCCGAGGAAGCGGGTCAGATCACAGCCTCCGGCACATCGCCCGGCCACGACACCCCCGTCTGGGGCACGATCCTGACAGCCCGCGACACGAAGGACATTGAGGACGGCGTTACGCACTGGGCAACCGATGGCGAACGGCAGGCCAACGCTCGGTACGTCGCGGCCTTGGTCAACGCTCACCGTTCCGGGAAGCTCGTTCTCGCCCCTGGGTCAGGGGAGGAGAAGTCTAGCGCGACCCTAAAGGGTCAGGCCACTCAGCAGAGCCCGAGCCAACAAGTTGTCTCGGCCCTTACGGGTGAGTGTCCTTCGCGCGACGAGGTGGATTTCGATGAGCTGAACCGGCTTTTCGCACTGATGCCGGAAGGCCCGTGGCACACGCTTCGGACCGGCGGCGGTCATGAGATCCGCCAGATCGATACCGATCCGACGAACAAGCATCATTGGCCATTCCGACTTTGTCAGAGCATCGCAGGCCAGCGAGCGGCGTGCGACGATGCCGTGTTTGCCTTCATCGCTGGCGTCCTGAACGCTTGGCCAAGCATCTCGGCCGCCAACTCGGATGACGCTTTCATTGAGCGCACGCTGGCGATGCCGGAGGATGAGCTTCGCAAGCGCTTCCTAGTCGATGGTAAGTGCCCTGAACAGGCGGCAGATATCGCCCGGCAGTCCTTCAAGATCGCCGTGCTGAAGATGGCCCTGATCCAGATCAGAGATCAGTATATTGCCAATCGCGGCGGCATGACCGATGCAGAAGCACTGGAAGCAATCGGGAAGATCGCCGACAAAGCGTTAGCGGGAGAAGCGGCGCAAGCCGCCGAGACCGAAGGGCTCGGTCCGAAGGACGATCACGCGGCCGACTTGTCGGCAACGCCCGAACCCTCCCCCCAGTCTTCTCCCACCCTCAAGACCGGAGCCATGACGGTCGAGGAGGCGGATCCTTGGAAGACGCTTCGGAAGATCGCCGAGCTTCGCTTCGCCGAGGACGCCTGCGAGCCGTTCGATGAGGCGCTTGACCTCGCAGACGCCGCGCTCCGCACCCTTCAGGGGGAGGCGGCAGAATGAGCATCCCCGCGGCTCTTTCAATCGCCTGTGCGGTCAGCGCCGTCGCCGTTCCGGCCGTTCTCGCAATCCATGCTTGGACGACCCGGACTGGTGAGAGCCGACTGGCTCGCGCCATAGATTTCGTCGTGCCAGCCTTAATGCTGATGCCTCTCGGTTCCTTCGTCGGGTTCATGCTGCCGATCGCCATGTACAGCCTCGGGCGCGCCATTCTCACCATGCTGGAGGCATCACTATGACCTCCTCCGCACCCCGCCGGACCGCCGACAACGCCCGCTTCGGGGAAGAGGCCGAGGTCCCTGAGAACGAGACCGCGAAAAAGATCCGGCACGAGATCGCCGTCGCAGGCCTGTGCGGCTTCGACAGCCTGGATCAGATCCGCGGGCTGCTGAGCGATGCCGCCAACGAGGTCGAGAAGCTGGCCCAGGAAGCCGCCCAACTCCGCTCCCGTCTCCTTGAGGCTGAGAAGGGCGCCGAGGCGATGCGATGGCAGAGGACTGGCACGAGCACTCAGCCAATCGGGAACGGTCGCGGTGAGAACCAGTGGTTCCGTTCAGCGGACGGCAGCATCCGCATGTTCCCGATGGGCTTCGATCCGAACTCGGGCACCTACGGCCGGGTCATCATGCACCGCGGGTTCACCGTCTACCTATGCCCAGGCGAGACGTTCATTCCGGCGCCTGATCCTCTTGCGCAGAGCCCCGAGGAGTCCGGCGATGCGTGAACAAGCTTGGCTCGGCTTGATGGTGCTGCTGGGGTGTGAACTGCCGCCGGAGGCCATGGCCATCGCTCTCGCCATGCCACGCGTCTCTGAGCGGATCTTCCCGTTCAATACGGACGCGGTGTCGGCCTCGTTCACCCGAGCGTGCGCATTCCTCGGCATTGAGGATCTCCACTTCCATGACCTCAGACATGGAGGGATCACACGCCTTTTCGAGATGGGGCGCACACTGCCTCTCGTCGCATCCGTCAGTGGCCACCGCTCCTGGCAAAGCCTCAAGCGCTACACCCACCTCAATCACAAGGGCGACCGGTTCGCCGGCTGGCCTTGGCTGAAGGTCGTTACCGAACCAGAGGCTTAATCACTCCGGCTCCTCTCCGGGGTCGCTAGCGATGGCATCGTAAGCCTGCCCGCCGATCCGATCGGCAATGTCATCGTCGGCGATGCCTTCGACCTTCACCTCCAGCGTTATCCGGCCGCCTTCAGCGCGAGCCATCGTAAGGGCTTCGTAGAGCTTGTTGGCCGCGTCTCGCATGTCCTGAACGGCAGCAGGGTCGGCAGGCGTGTCTAGCCCAGGCGGCCGAAGGGTGCGTTCAAGGCGCGCCACGATTTCCGCGTTCATGCTGCGCTTGTTCGCCTTCGCCGCCTCGGCGAGCAAATCCCGCATGCCGTCAGGCAGCCGGACGAGGAACTTGTCGGCCTGTTCGCTTGGGTACTCGGATCGAGGTTTACGCATGAGGGCGCGCCATAGCACGTCGCTATGGAGCTTGACACGGCGGCGAGTCGATATGTAGAACTCCATAGCGGCTTGCTATGGAGAGAACATGCCTCGCCCACGCTATCCCAGCGATGATGTCGACAAGCTGATGCTGCGGTTCCCGGCAGGGCTTCGCCCCCGGCTTGAACAGCGGGCGAAAGCAAACCTGCGATCGATGAATAGCGAGGTCGTCATGATCCTCGCGACGGCACTCGGAGCCGAAAGCAAGGAGACGACGACGGGGGTGCAGTTTGGCGACCCATCCCCCGCCGCCGCGCACGAAGCCGCCCGCAAGGGCGATCCCGTCACCCACGGCTAGGAGCCGCAGATGAGCAACGATAGCACGAACGGCAGCCTGACGCCCTTCAATTTCGAGGGCGCGCCGGTTCGCGTCGTCCAGATTGACGGCGAACCTTACCTCGTCGGCAAGGATGTGGCCGAGCGCCTGGGTTACGCAGACGCAACGACAGCGATCCGGTCGCACTGCCGTGGGGTGCAAAAGCTGCACCCCATCCCCGATAGCCTTGGCCGCGTTCAGGAAGTTCGCGTTCTCTCCGAACCTGATGTGCTTCGGCTGATCGTCAAGAGCAACCTGCCGGCCGCCGAGCGCTTTGAACGCTGGGTCTTTGAGGAGGTTCTGCCGACGATCCGGAAGACCGGACGGTATGGCGCGGCCGATCCGATGGCCGCCTTGAATGACGCGGCATCGCTGCGCACCCTGCTTCTCGCCTCCGCGGAGCGCGAACTGACGCTTCAGGCAAAGATCGAGGCCGACAAGCCCAAGACCGGCTTCTTCGATCGCTTCATGAACGCGGACGGCCTTTTCGGCCTCCAGAATGCCGGCCGGATCTTGATTGAGCCGCCCAACAAGTTCGTCGGCTGGCTGAAGCAGCAGTTCCTCTTCTACCAAGGCGGGTCGCTCGTCCCCCGCGCGCAGTACCGCACAATGGGGATCTTTGAGGTCAAGGCGACGGTCGTAGACGACAAGGCCCGCTATCAGACCTACGTCACGCCGAAGGGCCTTCAGTACCTCGCCAAGAAGCTCGGCAAGAGCATCCCCGGACTGGAGGAGGCATGATGTCGGCGTTCATCGTGGACGTGAACGACCGCGGCGAGGATGCCGAGGGCAACGACTACAACTACCGCGTCCAGCCGCACGTGATCGCGGCCGGGCTGATGGTCGAGTTGCCGGTCCTGATCCGCTTCCCCGACGGCCGGCTTCAGGAGGCCATGCAGCCGCGGATCACACAGAAAGGGCTCGCGCACATGCGGGCCGAACTGGACGCCGAGAAGGCCGGTCACAAGCCCGGTCGCGCCTAACCCCTCCCCACAGATAGGAGAGAAGCGATGCCGAAAGTCACCGACCCGCAGCAGTCCGCGCTAGTGAAGCTCAAGGCTCACGGCGGCGAAGGCGTCCTCGACAAGCACGGAAAGATCGTAGCCAGCGGCGTCCGGCTGCTCGGCTTCGATCCGGTAACGTGGCTGCGTCTGCTCACGACCGGCCACTTGGAGGTGCGCGGCGACCTTCGCGTCGGCCTCACAAAGAAAGGCGAGGCAGCTGCCATCGCCACGCCGCTCAAGGTCAACCCGCACGGCATCCATAGCCGACGCGAGCCGACCCCCGCTCACCCCGGAGCAGAGTGATGACCGACGAGATTTCGCAGATGGACGAGGACAACGCTTGGCGAAAAGACGGCGAGCGCCACGGCTGGACTCTCCCGCCGAAGGCCGCTTGGCCGCTGCGTCTACCGATCGTCCGCGCCGTCCGCGCCGCGTGGCTGGACTACCAGGTCCACAAGGCCGCATCGGAGTGGGCGTCTATGGGCATCGGCGTCGGTGGCCCCAATCAGCGCGATCTCTGGATCCTGTACGCCGTCGCTCGCGGGTGGTGCTGATGAGCGCTTTGCTCGCCATTCTTACCGCGGTCGGCATCCTCGCGAACGTCGTCGGCGCGCTGTGCATCATCGTGCCGTGCGTCGCGTGGCTCGGCTTCATGGCCTGGGCTTTGACTGACCCCGCCTAACCCCTCCCCCACAGATAGGAGAGAAGCGATGGAAGACGTGGATCTTGGCCTCAAGCTGCTGGCCTACTGCCGCAATCACATCAAGGAGCAGGCCATCACCTGCCCGGAAACCGTCTACCAGAGCGACCGGGTTGTGGAGAGTTCCTACGCCTTTGTCGAAGGCGTTTGCGACATCGTTGGGTACGCGCAAAGCGCCGATGATGACGAGGACTGACCCCGCCTAGCCTTTCTGCGCAAATAGGAGAGAAGCGATGAGCGAGGAGACGCCCCGGCGGTTCAAGGGTGCTGCGCATCGCTGCGCGACTTCGCCCTTGAGCCGCCAAAGCTTACGGCCGGTAGTGGTTTTCATAGAGCCGCGGCAACACCTGAGCACCTCAGGTGCTCTAATCATGGAGCACTGAGATGGATATCGGCTATCCATTAATACTGATATCTGGGATAGCAATCGGTTGGGGCTTCACACAATTTTATTGGGAGCGCCGAGAACTACGCACAGCAAAAGCCTCTCAAGATCAGGGAGAGCGGGCATTTGAGCGATCGGCTCAGATCGCCGAAGCCTGGAGATGCGAAGTCACAGGACCTTACGACGCCCCGCAAAATGTTCGAGAGCGCATCGAGCGCCAGAACAAGGTTGCTTGCGAGATAGCCGCTGCAATCCGGGCAGAAATTGGGGGAAGACGTTGAAATGAAGCATGGGCACCAACCCACCGTTAGAAATCACGAACGTCCAGATCCGCCCACTACAGGAAGTGCTGTCGTGCCTCCAAAGACTTCGTGGAATTGCGCGGCACGCAAGCAAGGTACGGCCGGTGGCAATGATCCTGCTGATTGCGACTGGCCGGTCTGCGGCTGCGATCCTTACGCGGACAAGGTCATTGCCGCGCTTCAAGACGCCGGAGTCATTGTTGCCGCACCCGGCTGGAAGCTGGTTCCCGCCCGACCCACGGAAGCGATGATCAAGGCCGCGGGAAGCGAATGGGTGCTCGAACGCCTTTGGCGAGCGATGCTTGCGGCCGCGCCAAATCCTACGGGAGGCGACGCTAAGTGAGCGGCCCCTTGGATCAACGAACCGCCACATCCGGCGAGGCACTAACAGATGGGATGATAGGGGTCGGGACAGCGGTGCCTCCTGAAAATGGACTGATCGAATTTTCGTGTGCGAGCCGCACGAGAATTTTCGAACCTTGACGGTGCGGAATACGCAGATCGCTTGCTTTCGGCCTTGAGAACGCGATGTCGGCGGCGTTGCCCGAACCGCGCCCAGCCGCCTTCGGACCTAAAATGGGGCATTCCGCCTCGATTTTAGGTTCAGGTGAGACAGCGCAATGTACTATGTCGGCCTCGACCTCGGTCTCAAGAAGACCGCCGTGTGTATCGTTGACGAAGACGATAAAATTATTCGCAGGGGCGATATTGATAGTGAGCCAGAAGCCATCGCGCTCTGGCTGTACGAGCAGAAGCTGACCTACAAACGCGTCGGCCTGGAGTCGGGCATGATGCATGAGTATATTTATTTCGGCCTCGTGAAGGCCGGGTATCCGGCCATCGTCATCAACTCGGCCGACTCGCGGAACTTCCTCAAGAACAAGATCAACAAGACGGATAAGTCTGACGCGCATGGCATCGCCCGCATGATGCGGATGAAGCACTACCGCGAGGTCTACGTGAAGACGGAGGAGAGCAGGCGCCAGAGGGCGCTGCTCGCATCGCGCAAGTTGGCCATCGCCAAGATGCGGGACACTGAGACCCACATCCGCGGGATCATTCGTCACTTCGGGTTCAAGCTTGGCAAGGTCACGAGAAAGCAGTTCGAACCTCGCGTCCGTGAACTCATCGAGCATGATGCCATGCTAATGGCGACCGTAGAGCCGATGCTGGCCTTGGCTCGGGCGGCGCGGGAACAGGCGAACACCCTGACCCGGCAGGTGTTGGCCATCGTCAGAGCCTGTCCCGTCTGTCAGATCCTGATCACGTGCCCTGGGGTCGGTCCCATTGTGGCGCTGATGTTCAAGACCACCATTGACCTGCCGACCCGGTTCCGGAACGCCAAGGCAGTCGGTGCGGCAGTGGGATTGACCCCGCGACGGTGGGAGTCAGGCGACACGAAGCGCATGGGCCGGATCTCCAAAATTGGAGACGAAGAGCTTCGCACCAGCCTATTTGAAGGCGCCCAGGCGTTCCTGGCGATGAACAAGAGGCCGTGCTGGCTGCACACTTGGGCGCAGGAACTGAAGGAGAAGAAGGGGCACTACAAGGCGGTCATTGCGCTTGCCCGCAAGATCGCGATGGTCCTATACATTCTGTGGATCGAGATGCGGCCGTTCCGTTGGGACGATCAGCCCGTAGCTTGATCACGAGCTTCCGCCGTTGAGGCGGGAGGTGTCCGTCAAGGACCGAGGGGTTGGTTGGTTCCGGGTCTTACCTTGCAGGGGCATCCGCCTGCTGCGTCTAACAGATTGGAACACCAACTCGCGGATACCCATCTTGGAGCAGGTTCGCCCTGGCTCCGTAAGCAAGAGCGCAGTCCCTGACGTGATGACTACCTTCCTCAACTTCGATCAGTTCGAAAGGCGGTAACGACGCAGATGCGTTGAACGAGATCCCCTCAAGGGGAGCACCTTCGGTGTGCCGTTAAATACGTTGGCCCGCGCGAGTGGGAGCCGTAGATGAGATTGGCAGCCGTACTTTTTATGATCGCCCGACGCTCGGGTAGTTCAAGGACGCTTCGCGCCGCTGCGCGGTAAATCCTTGAGCTACCCGAGCTTACGGCCGTTCCTGCTCGGCATGGGTTGCTAAGGCGGGGTACTGCCTTCCGCTCTGAAGATAATTCGGTTGGCCTGATCGACCGGACCGTCTGGGACGAAAGTCCCGTGCTCGTAGACGGCTTCGACCAACTCTTTAAGTGCGGTCAGAAGTTCGGGTGCGGCGGCGATCAGCCGGGCATTGGCTCTCGCCTCCTCCAGCGTTGCCGTCATCGCATTACCCATGAACGCCACGGTGATCGTGGCCGGGTGATCGCAGGAGACAGTCACATCCGCCGGACGCGGAATGGAAGCGATGGCTGGATCTGTAAAGTCGTGGACGAACCAAGGTCCACGGGTAAAGGCGGCCATTCGAAATCCTCCAATCCGATACCGTATTGCAGCCTAATCCGGTATCGGATAGCTTGCAACAAGCGGTATCGGATTGGAGGACGAAAATGACGGACCACAAGAGCGTAGATACCCTTGGAGATGCGCTTCCTCGCGAGATGACGCGAGTTCGTGAATTGATCCCGCGGTACGAGAGCGTTCCCATGGGCGGGTTGGCCGCCAACATGATGCGGCACTCGCTGGACCGAGCGCAGATAGCCCTCGCTCACGGTGACGTGGTGGCGATGATCCGCTGTTACAAAGACCTCAAGGGTTACGAGGCGTGACGCCAGATCCGGTATCGGATACGGCCGCACGCATGCCGAAAGAGAAATTCCCTGACGTGATGACGATCCGCCTCCGCGAGGGGACGTTCAAGCGCATCGACGCGATCACCGATCCGAACAAGCGCGGGGAGTGGATCAGGGACCTGATTGAGCGCGAACTGAAGCGCGAGCGACCGCGTAAGCCGGGCTCAGCGTCGAGCGTGTCATGACCCCTATCAAGCAAGAGGAGATCGCTGCGGCGATTGAGGCGCTGGTCTTCTCGTCCTACTCGCACGGCCTCGGGGTCGGAGACGGCACGCTGAGCCAAATGGAGCCTCGCCGCTCCGCAGAGGCTCGTTTAGCCCTCACCGCCGCGATCCTATCCCGTCTCTCTGCCGCCGAGGCCGGGAGAGAGGCGCACCGAGAGCAGCTACAAGAAGCGCTGGACGAAATTGACCGGCTAAACGACCCGACGCTCAAGCACATGCGGCTGGAGAACGGCGAGATCAATATGGCCGTCGCCGGGCCGATGGTCGAGCGCTTGGCTCTGGCAATGACCGCCTGGTTCCGGGAGAGCGGCGCCGAGAACTACGTCGAGATGAACCTCAACGCGCGGGACAATTCGGACGACCGCTACTGCGTCACGGTGCAGAAGGTGTGGGCGAAGTCGCCTCACCAACTCCGTGCCGAAGCTGAAGCCGCCCGCGACTCCGCCCTTCGAGAACGAGACGAACTAGCTCACCGGCTGAAAGCGCTGGAGGCGAGTCATGAACGTAGCTGAAAAGTTCTGGAGCAAGGTCAAGCGAAGTGATGACTGCTGGGAGTGGCAGGGAGGAAAGTCACCTCTCGGGTATGGAAGAGTACGACATGAAGGTAAGGATTGGTTCGCGCATCGAGTGGCTTATTATTTGATTTATGGCGTCCATCCAGGGAACCTGAGCGTTTGCCACAAATGCGATAACCCACCCTGCGTTCGCCCGGACCATTTGTTTCTAGGGACTCGTCACGACAACATGATGGACTCGGCAAGAAAGGGCCGTAACGCGATGCAGCGGTACCCAGAAAAGAACCCGCTCATCCTCAAGATAGCAAGCCAAACTCATTGCAAACGCGGGCATCCGCTGAGCGGCGACAACCTCTATCAAGGGAGGCGCACAAATCCTCGTCGCGAATGCTTAGCTTGCAAGCGAATGCGCGACCGCTCTGACAAATCGCAGGCGGCACATCGGGCGCGTAGAGCCGCCCGAAGGATCATAGCTTGTGTGGCCGTGGAGCATGCAAATGGCTGACACATTCGACGAAGCTCTTGATTACATCCGGCCCCACCCATTCACAAACGGCCCGGTGGTATTGAAGTCTGGCATGCTTCGATGCTGCGTTTCGGCCATCCTCGTCCACGCGGGGAACCTAGAACGCGAACGCGATGACTATCGAGATGACAGCCTGCGTCTCCATCGAGAGAAGATGGACCGGTTGCATCGTGCGATTGAGGCTGAGGCTGCCCTGACCGCCGCCCTCGCCCGCGTGGAGAGGCTGGAAGAAGCCCTGCGCACCGTCGACCAAGACGCACGGGACCACATCCGATCAGATGAGATCGCACCCGCGCTCTTGCGCCCTCATGCCTTGCGGGCTGTCCGGCAAGCCCTCTCCGATCCCAGCGTTCCTGATCTGAAAGAGACGAGAGAGGGAGCCGAAGGATGAGCGAGCGCACGCTCTACATCACCTATTCGGTGCAGTCCGGCAGTAACACGGGGGTCGGCCGCAACACCGTGACCCTGAGTAGCAAAGGCGCCCTCCCCGATCTGCTCAGCATGGCCGACATCCGCCGGATCGAGGAGGATAACTTGCGGATCGTTCGCGAGACCATGCCAGAGGTAACCGCACTGCACATCACATGGTGGACCGAGATCCGGCCAGAGGTCTCCTCCCCTGCTCCTACCGAGGAGGGCTAGCCATGACCGTCGCATCCGACATCCACACCATGCAGCCCGGCGACATCTACGAGGACAAGCACGGCATCAAGTGGGCTGTCGCCGGCTTCTGGACCGATCCCGTCGTTCTGATGGAGCAGGTCTGGCCGCCGACTGAGGGCGAGTCTCGCAGACAGCAGGCCGGCATCCACGGCTTGCTCTGGGATGGCTTCCGGAAGCTCGCCCCCACTCAGGCAGAAGGAGAGCGGTGATGTCCTCCCACAACCCAGCAGGAGAAGGGCGGGGACGGGGGTTGATCACCTTCCGGTCAGCGGCACGGGCGAAGGGGTGGGCTTCCGGGAACTCCGCCATCAGGCGGGACAGGAGGTGACGATGTATCCGATTGCGTGGCTGCCTTGGGGCAAGTGGTGGTTCAGATCATGCCGGGGCGGCCGGCTTGAGGCGGCCGGCGTTACATCGGTGCCAGAGCTTCCCGCCAACGATCCCGACGTGATTGCCATGGGCTACGTCCCATACTGTCACGACGGCGAGGACTACTAGGGCAGAGGGGAAATCCGCCCACTTCAAAAATGGCAGGAGGTTTGATGAGCAGGGCAGTTGGGTACATGCGCGAGGAAATCGAGCAGCTAAAGGGTGAGAACGAGCGGTTGCGGGCCGACTATGCAGCCTTAGAAGCTGACATGCGGGATGTGCGCGACGCCTTGGCACGGACCTTCAGCAAGGACGACCCGCCGCAGATCTTCACGAGCGCCACAGACAAGCTGGATCGGGCACCGGTCCTTTGGGCCTACGAGCGGGCGAGCAGTGCTGTTCTGTCGGATGAGGTTCGGAATGTGGGGCAACGGCACCCCACATAACCGCCCACAACGCCGAGGCGGCGCAAGAGCGTGAAGGCCCGGCTGGAGGCATCCGTTCAGCCCGCAGGAAATGTGGGGCAAATTGTGGGAAGGGGTCATTTTTCGACTGTTCGCGGGACCCCGAAACGATGTCAGATGGAGCACATACAGCCCATGAACTGCGTCAATAAATTAAACCCAGAGGCGTATGCCCGGGTCCTCGATGTAGTGCGCAAGGCGGACTTGTTGGTTGACAGCACATCCAACGGAGGGATGGAAAGCCAATTCGTTTCGCAGAACGCATGGCTTGAACTTTCGCATGCGCTTCTTGCGCTGCGGAACATAATACCCATCGAAGAAAAGCCCGCTGAAACGCCGCACGCCGTCGTGCTGTTCTGGCCGGAGATGGGTAACTCAAACGAGCGGCTAAACGAGGACGAGGTCCTTTCCGCCGCACTTGCAGAGACCTGAGCAGGGCGGAGGGGGCATCCTCCCTTCCCCGAGCGATCCGCCCCCGCTACCTTCACCTTATGAGCGACGACCACGACGCCATTCAAGAAGCCGCAGATGCTCTGATCCTGGCCGGCTATGACGTGAAGCCTTGGGGCGACGATCTAAGCATGTGGCTCGTGAACGGCGAGACGGTCTCAGACGGGGACCTGATGGCCTTGGCTATCCGGCTGGGATTGATGGATCCGACGACGACGCGCCTGCAATGAACTCGCTCGGCCTCGTCCTCCCGCTCAAGATCCTCGTTCTGGAGGAGGCGGTGAAGGTTGTGGATCACCAAGGGAAGGTCGCCTTCTACTGCTACATCGCGGCCGACCGAGAGCGCCGGATCCAGACCAACCGGCTGTCGCCAGAGTAAGGCGTTGAGGTCGCGAGGATCTGTGCGAGGGCGCTGACGGATGCGCTGGAAACTGGAGGGTAAAGTGATCTCGAACCAACTGCCGTTCGATCCGCTGAACGCTACGCCGGAGGAAGAAGCCGGCATGATGAAGGGCTACCTCGCCCTGGCCTCGCGCCTCGTGATGCGGCCTGTCCCGAGACGGCTTCGATCGCCTTCGCGCACGGCTGGCGGATGCGGAAGAATGATCGGGCCGGCGTCGTTGACGATGACCAACGCGAGTTGGCGCAGAGGATGCTGGCGCGAGCTTAGCCGCAGCGGTGCAGGCAAAAAGAAACCCGCGCGGCAAGCCGGGCGGGTGGGTAGAACGACAGCGATGTGAAGCGCCAGGAGAGGCGCGGGTCGGGGCTAGGTCGTCAGCTTCATGTCGCGGAGCCGGTCGCAGAGCGTGCGGAGAAGGTCGGAACTCTGCCGCCATTCCTCGTGCCGGCGATCCGCCATGTCGACTTCGTGTTCCCGGCGCTCCTTCGCGAGCCTCTTACGCACCTCCATCTCGGCTTCTCGGGCCAGGGTGCAGCGGTCATGTGAGGCTGCCATCGCGCGAAAAGCCTCAATCAGATCGCGGAGATCCTGCTGCCCCATGACCATGCCGCCGATCTGGCCAAGGGCAGATGGGCCGACAGTCGGCGGGGCGATGTAGGGCTTTTCAGCCTTGGCCTTCAGCCATCCGAAAAATGCGAGAGCAATCGCGCCTCCACTTCCAGTTCCGAGTAAGGCAAGCAACCAACTCCAGATATCCGTGGCCTCAGGCGCCATCACACCACCCGGTAGCTGAGCGAGCTGTTCTTGAAGATGTCGTAGCCGGCAGCGGCCACGCACCAACCCTCAAACACGAAGAAGATGACGTAATAGACCCAGGCGGCCGGCATTGGCGCGTCGAACGCCCTGGTCGAGACGAACATCAGGAAGGCGATCGTCAGCCAGAGCAGCCCGGACGCGATAGAGCCCGCCATACGGATCAATGGCGTGCGTCGCCAGAGACCGTTGATGCCAAGGCCAAGGCATCGGAGCGTTCCAATCAGGATTGCGAGGCACCCCCAGGTAGGCTCCCGGAAAACCGCGCTCATGAGGCGGTACATCGGCTCCTGAAAGAGCGCGTTCGGCTGAAGCACTGTCCAGCCCCAGCCGAGGGCGCAGAGAGCCAGAAGCCACTCCGTCGAGCGCGTTTTGTTCAGAGATGTCATGCCGACGTTGTTGTTGCTCATGGGGCTGCGCCCTTCGGGGCTGGAGGGGGCATCATCCCTGCGTAATGCCGGGGAGCTTCGCGGCCTCGGCGACGGACGGGACCACGTTGGACAGCGGGATCTCGGAGGCCGTCTTCGGTTTCGTCACGACGGCATCGACCTGATCAAGGTCCGCTGCCGACTGGATGATCCCGTGCGGGCGGTTCTTGATGAGCCCCCACAGGCCAGCGCCCGCGAGCAGGATGCTGCCGACGACAGCCTGGAACTCAGGCGTGCCGAGATAGGCCAGCGTCTCCTTGGTGATGAGCCCACGGCTGGCGAGGATGCCGGCCACGAAGCTGATCACGAGGCAGACCATCGCGATGAGCTGCGGAGAGATGACGACCTTGTTGGTCGTAGGTGTCTGATCCGGCATTGGTTCCTCTCAGCCTAGATGGGGGGCGAGCTTGTCCCAAAGGTCGGCTGGAATGCTGTCCAGCTCGTCCTTGGTGAAGGTCGGGTGATTGAAGAAGCTGCACGCCTGGAGCTTCGCCACGAGTTCGGGCTTGAGGCGCGGCAGGGCGTCGTGAACCGGCTTCATGTTCAGCGCCATGCTGATGGTCGCGCCCTCGCCGGCACTGATCTTGTGAGGCAGGGAGAATGGGTACTTGCGAGCCATGGCGCCCTCACCGCGTGCGAGTGCCGGTAACGGGCACCGGCTGGCCGTTCACGATGATCGTCTTGGTGACGGTCTCACCGACCTTCGGCTCGGCAGGCTTTGCGGGGGCCTTCTTTGCCTTCTCGGGCGCCTCACCGGCCGTGTAGGACGTCGGAGCCGCGTTGCTCAGCGCCGTGCAGGCGATCTGCGCGACCTTCGTCACCGGCACGCTCACGGAAGCGATGTCCGGGTTCAGCGCGACGATGATGTTTTGAACTGAGGTAACGGTCGGCAGGTAGCCGCAGGCGGTCTTGGTGGCCGTGCGGACCTGATTGATGATCGCCGTGACCTTCTGGATCTGGGCGGTCGAGAGGCCGATGCCGGAGAGGCCAGACGGGGAAGTCACGCCGCCGTTGAGGACGTCGTTGATCTGGCCCTGGCTGGCCGTCAGGTTGCACGCAGAGAGGCCGACGCCGACGCAGCCAAGCGCCAGCGCCCGAGCGATGTTCGGAAGCATGGTGGTTCTCGCGATGTAGGGATTGCCGGAGACCGCCGGCTCGGGACGTGCTAGGATTGACGGATGCTGGACGCCGATCACGTCACCCGAAAACTTGCCGCCCTATGGGAGGGGCGCGGGCCTATCGCGCTGACGCCGATGAATGTCGATGCGATCAGGTCGAGTGTGTTGGCGACTCTCGGAGAGTTGGCGGATCAATACGATGTAGAAGTGGGGCCCGCTCCCGACGGCACTGTCAGGGTCACGGCTCAGCCAAAAAAATCGGAGGCCGAACAGGCGGCTATTGATGCCCGGACTCGCGAGATCGCAGAGGATCTCCAGCGTCTTCGTGAGATCGGCGACCGCTACCGCGCTACCGCTTCCAAGCCGTAAGCAGTCCGTACAACCACCCGCCGGCCCGCTTGCCGAGGCTATCGCCGTATTTTGGCGGCGGAAGCTTCGGCATAGGCGGCAGCCGCTTCTTTGGCTTCTCAGTCATGGCGGGATCCCCAGATACGAGAACGCGACGCACCACATCACCACCAGGATCACGCATCCCAGGATGAGGTGGAGGTACAGAGACCGGACCGCAGCGCGGAACTCCGGATCATCGTCCGGGTCGATGTTCACCGCTTGGCCTTGGCCCGGTGAATGACGTGCGCGACGGGAGCGGCGCGCTTCTTGACCGGGACAGGCTTCTTTGGCTCAACGGCGTGCTTGTCGGCGACAGGTTTGGGCTTTGCGGGGGCTACGGAGGCCGCTGGCGGCGTTGAGGCTTCTGCGGGCGCAATGGGAGCCGCAGGCTGCGCAAGGCCTTTCCTGATGGCCGGCAGAGCCTTCTTCGCCCAGACGAGCCGGCTGGCGAGCAACGGCTTACCCGGCCGCTCAAAATTGACCATGAAGCTGTGCGTCGCCCCCTCAAGGGTGTGCTCGCGCTTCAGGGCTGCCAGAGACGCCTTTTCGGATCCGCGCAGCTCGACGTACAGATAGCCGATGTTGGCTGCGTCAGATGCCGGATCCAGCTTGTTGGCCTTGCACCATGCCTCCATGGCGCGGCGACGCGGGCCGGTCCATTGGGCGAGCCCCCACCCGCCCCGGGAGCCCTTCACGACAGGCTTGATCTCTTGGAGGTAGCGGAACCCGCCGCTCTCGTGGCCCAGATTGCCTAGGAGTCCAGCGGCCTGAATATCGGTCAGTCCGAGGTCATGCATCAGCCGAGGGCCGAAGGCCGCAGATTTGGTCGAGAACAGATCGACGATGGTCTTGACGGTCATCGGCCAGCAGCCTCACCCATGAACGTCGCGCAGTGGCCGATCCAGTCGGTGCGGAACATGTCCTGCGCCTGCTGGACGGTGATCTTGCCGGCGCAGAGCGCCCGACCAGCCGCAGCTTCACAGCGATCTTTGACGTGGTAGTTGTTCGGCCCGTCGCCGCGCATCGGCCAGAGGTTCTTGATTGAGCCCGGCGGGTTGCCGCCGCCGGCCGTCAAAGGGATGAGGTGGTCAATCTCCGTGTCGCAGCCCCTGCCGGCGGCACACCAACCATCGCGCGGCGGGAGGATCCCGTAGGCGCGCCGCGCCGCGATCTTCTCCGTCACCGTAACATGCCGGAACTCGCGGGTGCTGTGGCCGCAGATCTCGTGAATGTCGGTCGTCCTCACCGCCCCCGGCGTGAGCACCGGATCGGGCTCGGTGCCGTCGCTGGCGGCCATAGCGGGGGAGTAGACGCAGGCGAACGCCAGCGCCGCAAAAAGGCGGTGCATGTGAGGTCCTGATGCTTGAGAAGCGCGGCGGCCGGGCGGCTCTACCGATGCGCAGTCACGCGCCAGTTCACCGTCTGAGACAGTGAGATCAGCGCCGACGACGTGAAGCCTATGGCGACCGTGTTGGTGGCGCTCACGAACGAGAAGGCAATGTTGATGCCGTTCGGAAGGGCTGCGGTCGGCTGAACGGTGATGTCCTCACCGGCTGCGAGGCTATCTCCCGTGACGGCGGTCCCGGCGGACCGGGGATGCTTACGGAAGCCACGACGGGCCGCACACCAGCATTCACCGTCACACTGGCGCGCGAAGGCGCAGGCACCTGAATGACAGGCACGCTAAAGGGCGCGCTGGTGGAGGGGTATTGGGCCATGGGCGGCCTCAGCGGTGTCGAGAAGGTGGGGCGGCCGATCAGACGCCCGGTGTCAGATCACCCGCTCCCGGCTTGGTGTGCGGGGAGCGGGTGGGGTCATGTGTCGATGGCAACGATCGTATAAGTGATGTTCAGCACCCAATACATCGTCGTGGCGGCTACGCCTGTAATCTGCACACGGATGACGTTACTGGCGGTGTCCGCAATGATGTTGATGCCGGGCGTTGCTCCAAAATCATTCTGGGGCGCGCCAAACTCTGTCGTACCGACCTGCGTGACGGCGCCGCCGTTTGGCCGGCGAAATGTCGCACGCGCAGACTGTCCAAATGCATTGGCGCCCAAACCGTTGGCTACAGCGGACACCTCAACGCGAGTTGAGCGTGAATTGCCGATTGTAATTGTGTAAACGTTACTAGTGTTTCCGTTGGTCGATTTGAGCGACGCTTGCGCTTCTACTTTCTCCGCGCCGGTAAACCCGGTCGCGAGGCCCTGCAAGCGCCGGATCTGCTGATCCGAGATGTAGCTGCGAGCGCTTAGTACGCTCGGCGTCGAAGTGTTGCCGGCATAGACGTTGTTGAGAAAAGCGTTGCTGGTTTGGTTCGCGTCCAATTCGCGCATCGGCGTGTAGACGCCGGAGAAGGTGTTGTCCTGAACGATATTGCCAGAACTGTTGTAGGTCATACCGTTGAAGGTGCGCGCTTGGACTACGACGCCGTATTGCGTGCTCGGGCTGACGTAGACAGCGGGATCGATGAACAGGCGGTTGTTCTTGACCAGCGCTCCGGATGTGCCTTCAAGCGAGATAAAGTTTCCCTGCAAATTGTAACCGGTATTACCGCTAATTTGGTCGAGCTGGGAAATTCTCGATGTGATTGCGGTGCCTGTGAGCCCTTCAAATCGATTATTCAGGAAAAGATTTCGGACCCCAGGCAGGTTAGAGGTATCGGCCTCGCCGGAGAAAAACCCGTTCTGCCCGCCGATGATTACATTGTCATGCCATGATACGCTTTGGTAAAGTCGCTTAGTTCCGCCCGCATTGGCGCAATTTATGAACGTGTTGCTATAGACTTCTCCGCGCCCGTTCGTTGTATCTCCATTTCCGAGACCGCTGATATATACTCCTTCGTCAGAGAAGCCCTCAAAGATATTATGATGGATCTTTACGGCGTCGCATGCGCCAAAGACTCCGCTATCTCCGCCAGCCGTCACATAGGAAGCGCCGGCATACAGGCGCAGATGATCTACTTCGCAGTTGGAGCCGCCTGAGAAGTAGATGGCGTCATTGGCCTGCCCCGCCTGACTGTTCGGAGCGGCTGACACGTCGATCAAGCTCGCGCGCCCGGATCCAGTCAGGCGCACACGGGTGCAGTTATTGAATTGGAGGCACTTGCTCGCCAGCGTGGGAGCTTGTTTTACGGTCGCTCCCGCCAGCAGCTCGATTATAAGGTCGGATAGCGCCGATGCTCCGACCGTCGTGCCGATCAGGTACACTCCTGCCGGGATCAGAACGTGTCGATTTGAGGACAGCGCTTTCTTGAAGGCAGGGCCGTCATCCGTGATACCGTCGCCCGTCGCGCCGAAATCCTTGACGCTCACTTTGTCAGCGGCTCGGTCAGCATGCGTACGGGCCGCCGTCCCGCCAGCCGCCGTTACGCTCAGCGCCGACGCGTCGCCGGTGGTGTTGCCGGTGCCGCCCTGCGCCACAGACAGCGCGGTGGTGAGTCCGGTGAGGCTGGTGATGTCGGAGTTGGCACCGTTGGCGGCGGCGCCAAGGTTCGTGCGAGCAGCGGGGGCGTTACCCGCCCCTGTACCGCCGAACGCGACATCCACGAACTCGCCAGCCTGCGTATTGCGCTGGTTGCCGGTGGTCGTGTCGCGCGTGATCGGTGTGACGACGCCCATAAATTCCGCCCTCAGCTCAGTTCAGGAAAGGAGCCTGCGGCGCCACACCAAGATCAGTCGCGGACAGCGCCGTGCCGAGCTTGGTGATGACGGTGGATCCTGCCGTAGTCGGAGGGGTCGCCGTGAGGTTTCCAGCCGTGGTCGCGGATAGGAAATAGTCCTGTCCAGGCGTGAGGCCGCCAGTCGTGCCGGCGATGGCATCCCATTGTGCGGTGGTCAGGCTCAGGATGCCGTTGAACAGGAAGTTGCCGGTTCCGTTGGCCGGGATTGAAGGGTCCAACACCAAGGCAAGCGCTTTGCCTGCCGCGACCGAAGTGGCGATAGCGCGAACGTGCTTGCTGGAACTGTTGATGATGACCGGCATGCCAGCGGTCATGGCCGCCGAAGCCTCGCCGCTCGTGCCCTGCCGAACGTCGGCGAGAGCTGCGAACACGGTCATGGTCTCACCCGCTTGAATGTTGCGGACGAGGCCGGTGGTCGCGTCACGCACGACGGGAACGACAACGGGCATGGCTACCTCAGTTTAAGAAGGGCGGGGAGATATCGAGGATGAGCGTCGTGGCGTTGACCGCACGGCCGACCTTGACGGTGCAGTGGCCCGTCGTGACATCCGGGAGAAGCGACAGCGTGCCGTTGAGCGCGAGGAAGTAGTCGCGGCCGATGGCGAGCTGCGCCGTGCCGACGACAGCGGTCCAATCGGGCAGCGCCAAGGTTTCGCGCTGGATTGATACCGGATAGCCTGAGGCGACCGCACTTGTGGCGAGCCCCTCGACGTAGGCAGAGGACAGGCCCACCGAAGATGCTGGCTGCGCCCCAGGGGGCACGGCGAGGACGACGACGGGCTGTCCCGCGGCAATAGCTGCCGACGCGATCACGGTAGCGGCGACGCTGATCTGGACAGTCGTCTGCTTAGGCGATCCCGTCGCCCCGGCGAGCGTTTCAGTCAGGGTGACTGTCGGCGTACCCGCGTTCATGAACCGGCCGGAGATCGTGGAGCCGGTGACGCTGAGCGTCATGCCGTCGTTTGACGTAGCGGTGATGGTCGAGCCGGCGGTCTTGCCGATGATCGTCGCCGAGAAAAGCGCGCCCGCGTCTGCGGAGATCGAGGACAGGAGCAGCGCAGAAAGCACCGGGCTCGGCGGGGCATAACGGCCGGTGGGGGCGCCCGTCGTCGGCTTGACGAGCAACCGCAGGCTGGTCAAAGCGACCGGCTCACCGCCTGCGACTTGCCGATAGACATCGCCTTCGACGACAGCGGCGAGCGATAACGCCAACCCCAGTCGGGGGGCCTTCCATGTCCGGGCCTCTGGATAAGCTGAGAACGTCGCTTGGCCGCCAGTGCCGGGTGCGATGACGAGGGAGCCATCACTCGCGGCGCTGTCACAAGTCTGGATGGCGATCTGCCCGGCAGGTCCCTGTATGGCGAAGGTCACGAACAGGCGGGACCCAGTCAGGTCGATCGGGTTGTTCGTGCCGGGGTCGTTGAACGTCACCGTAAAGACCCAAGCCTCTGCGTCGAGGAAAGCACCGGGGCCTACCGCAGTGACGCGCGGGTCGGTCGTGGCCACAGGCATGCGTCAGCTCCCGGCGTGCAGGATGAGAGAGGAAGGCGTTGAGGGGGTGGTTCAGCGTGGGCTCAGCGCGTCGGGGCTGCTGGCGGTGATGGCCATGGGCTACTGGACCTGCATGGAGCCGTTAAACTGGAGGTACTGCCCCGATGCCGTGCCCAATGACCCGCCCGGAAACGGCTGAATAGTCATGGTGTTGGTGGTGTTTCCGAACACAAACTGCGGCACGTTCAGGTCCGCGTTGTATCCGGTAAGCGTCATGCCACCGGATGTGATCAGCCCGCTAGGCAGGGTAAACCGTACGGCGTAGGGCGCCCCAGTGTAGCTTACCTGGACGTAGCCCCAGATGAGCAATGTTTTGCCGTCGAGCTTGTACTTAGCACCCCCAGCCAACGTGACGCCCGAGCCGTCCACGGCCGTGAAGGTCGGGGTGTAGGAAGTCAGGTCGTTGTACTGAGAAGCCGGCGCGAGGCTGATTTGCTGGTTCACATTGCCGACGGCGCGATAGCTCGACGGCGGTCCGAGACTGACGTCCGCGATGTTCGGATCCGCGGGAATAGAGACACCGACTGACTGAGAAGGGATCCCCTGGACCCCGCACTGCACGAGTTGAGCCGAGGCCCCCGTGAGCGCAGCGCCGGCCTGCGTGTCCATCTGAAGGTGCGTGTCGTCGATGACGCCGCCGACCTTCAGATACTGGCCACCCGCGAGAAGATAGGCTGGTCCGGTGATCGCGCTCGTGAACGAGGTCGCGGACCCAGTGAGCAGGTTGGTGTTGGCGGACATGGTGATCGTGCCCGCGAGGGACGCTCGGCAGGCCGCATCGTTGAACGTCATCGCACCGGCGGTCCGCACGGTCACCCGATCATCGGTCAAGTCCGTGATCCGCACCGTGTTGTCGCCCGGCGATCCGGCGCCGATGACCTTGATCTGCTGACCGATGTGCAACTGGGCGCTGTTCGAGGCGATCAGCTCAAACGCGTTCCCGACACTCGCCCCAGGGACGAACGACAGCTTCGCCGCGATAGGCTCGGCTTGGTCGTCGACGGAAGACCATCCGTTAAAGAAAAGGCGCTTCTTGTCCCCGCCAAAACCAGCCGTAGCGACGATGCCTTCGGCGTGGTTGGTCACCGCGACGCTCTGACCATTGTTCCGGACATCGAGGCCGGACCACCGGACATCCACGCCGTCGGCAACCAGGATGCCGGCTCCGCCATTGTATGCGGAGGTGATCCCTGCCATCTGGATATCGCGGACCGGGAATTTTGCCCCGCTGGGGTAGCTGTCGGACCGCGCGTTGGCCCAGAACTGAATGCCCGCATCCTCGTTGCCGACCGCGCGCAGATTGGAGGCGCTGAAGCCACCGCTATACGCCGTGAAGCCGACGTTGGAGCGCGTCGCCACCACATTGCCGATCGAGACGTCCGCCGACGGCTCTGCATTGTAGTGGTCGAAGGCCGAGGACAGCCCCGGGTTCTCTCTGAGCTGGCCAGAGGGCTGGATCCACAATGCAGTGGCGCTGGACGCTCCGCTGACTGAAGCGGTGTTGTACTGGCCGTCGAGGACCGCACCGTTCAGGCTAAACCGCCTCGCTCCCTTGAGCGATGCGCCCCAGTAGAACCCCTTGATCGTGATGTCGGATGCTGAGACGTCGATGCAGTTCTCGCATGAGAAGCCCCAGCCAGCGGGGGTGGCCCGACCGTCAGAGAAGTCATTGCCACTCGCGGCGAGGCCACGAACCGTGCTCCCATTCAGGCGAATGCCCATAAAGGCGCCGCCGTAGGGATCGCCGATGCGCTGGCCGGGCGCCGCCGAGGTGCCATCGCGGGCCAGCAGCGTGTAACCGTTCAGCGCGACATTGTAGATGTGGCTATTCTTGAGATCCGAGAAAATGTTGGCGTAGGAAAACCACGGGATGGCCGTGCCATCGACTACATTCCCGATGTTGGTTTCCGTGATGTCGCCGATGACTGCGCCGTCAATGACCTGGAAATTTGTTGCCGCGCTGGTATCGAGGATCTTGACGTTGGTCACGCGACCGCGGCGGCCGGCGGCGTAGGAGACGCCGAAGCTCATGCAGTTGCGGGCCGTGATGCCCTCGATCCGCACATCGTCAGCGGCTTCTGCGACGACGCAGTCCCACTCGGACGACATCACATAGAGGCCATTCGACTGCTGCGACTTCGGCAGGGCCAGGTAGCTCGAGACGAGCGCCGCTCGGTTGCCGTCGATGGTGCCTGAGCCGGTCAGTGTTGATCCGGACGCGGCCCCCTTGAAGTGAATGACGCCTCGCATCTGAACGCCGGCCGCGAAGCCGCCGATCTGCTTGATGGTGGCGCCGGCATCAAGCACGACGTTGACAGCGCAGGTCTGCGCAACGATCTCGCTGGCCACGCCATATGTGCCGGCCGGGAACTCGATAGTCGGCGCCGGCAGTCCGGGCATGCAGGAATTGAGCACCGCGTTGATCGTCGGTGCCAGGTCCATTGTGGCAGCGCCCGATCGCGCGTCGGCCACCTGTGCCGGCGTGAGGCGCGTCAGCACCGATTTGATGATGCCCCCGCCGAGTGGGGAGCCTCCGACGCTCAGGCCCGATGCATCGCACACCGAGCCCGGCGCGCAGTTTAGCGGACCGTGCGCGGTGAGCTGATCGACG